AAATCATCCGCGATGGTCATTTGATGCGCTCCCGTGCTTGGTCAACGTGGTACGTCACAATGGTTCCCCAATGCTGCAACGCGCCCTCTAGAAACCCGTCGAATACCTCGCGATACCGTGCGTAATTGGCGGTCCACCCAAAGTGAAACACCGCACCGATTTTGGCGGTGTCTAGTAGCGTCACGTTAAGCGGTTTGTTGCCATCGTCGTATTGGTATTTGACGGCGTTGTCTGCGCCACGGACGCCGCCGGTTGGCATGCCGTTGAGCGAGAATTGACCCGATGCGCGCAAGTATCCTGTGTCAACTCGCATGCGCCCGCCCTTAGCGGTCGGTGTCTGCGCAATATCGATCACGTCGCTAAACGAGGCACGCGCAACTGCTAGCAAGCGACGGTCTGTCAACTCTGCGATACCCTCAATGTCAGCCGCAAAGGTTGACGGGTATTTTCTGCCTAGCCGTGCTTTAGCCACGTGGTCAAAATCCTGTTGCAACGCCCCGGTGCATCCGCTACAGCCGCACCATGCCGTATGACCCCGCTTTTATCATGACCGCCGCCAACCGCCACGTCGCGATTGCGGCGCTAGTCGCCAAGGGTCACGACGCAGCCGCCCTAGACGCTCTTGGCAACGTGCAGCTTACCAACCTGTACCACGACAGCGCAGACCGTCCTAGCGCGGCACAGGTCGCCGCAGCGGCAATGATCCTCAACATGTTCCGCCCGGCGTCTGCGCCGCTGGTGACCGCCCCTAGCCCCGTGGCGACCCATTACCGCACCGACCTCGTTATTCAGATTGCCGCCTTGGGGCACCCCATATTGCTAGTCGGTCCCGCCGGGTGCGGCAAAACCACCATAGGCGAACACGCGTCCAACGCGCTGCGCTTGCCGTTCTACATCACGAACACAATCAACGACACACACGAACTAATGGGGTTTGTTGACGGTCATGGCAAATATCACGCTACGCCCTTTCGCCATGCTTTTGAACATGGCGGTGTTTGGGTCGCTGACGAAATTGACGCATGGGATGCAAGCGCCTTGCTCGCCGCAAACAGTGCACTTGCGAATGGATACGCAAGTTTCCCCGACAGACCCGAACGCGTGCACCGTCATGATGATTTTAGAATGGTCGCAACAGCTAACACCTATGGAACGGGCGCAGACCGTGTTTATGTTGGACGCAATGAACTTGACGCAGCATCACTAGACAGGTTCGCCACCATTGATGTTGATTACGACCTGACCCTTGAACGCCTCTTTGCAGGCGGCTCCGACGCATGGCTTGAGCGTGTGTGGCACGTGCGTAAGCTGGTGCAGGATAAGCGGATACGGCACGTGGTGTCGTCTCGCGCGATCACCATGGGCGGCGCAGCGTTGCGCGCCGGGTTGTCATGGTCCGATACAGAGGCCCTTTATTTATTCAAGGGCATGAGCGCTAAGGACCGCGCCAAGGTTGACGACTGATGATACGGCTAACCGGTCACACGTTCCCATACCGTGACTTACTCAAGCGTTGGGGCGGGCGTTACGACGGCACGTCTAAGGCATGGCTTTTCGACAGCCTAGACCTGATGCGCCGCACGCAGGCGCAGGGCATGCCCGGCGTTGTGATGGTTGACGACACGCCACCGCCGCCGGTCGAAATCCCGTCACCGTTTCATCGCAGCGGCAAAACCATCTGCTTTGGCGATGACATGGAATTTCAAGGCACGTTCCGTGACCAAAACCCTATCGTGTTCTACGGCTTTTCCAGCCTAGGCGCGTTCGCTGATTTCGTTGATGCGCTACCCATACCAACCGAATACGGCACCTTTGATAAGGGTTGGTCAACCAGCGAGGTTATGGCGAAATTCAGCGGCACCGCGTCGCTTGAAGAAGCCTTGGCGCTCGCTCGCCACGGTTGGTCAGACGGTTGGGGATTGGCGCAGAAATTCGACATACCGCACGCACTCAACAAACGTCGCGCCTACAGCCTAGCGGGCGGGTCTGTGAACGTGGGTCGCATGCTAGCAGGCAATCCCACTCACATGGTGCGCCGGGTGCCTCAACCCAAACATCGCAACATCACCTTGTACGTTGAAACGGTGATGTGGCGCGGCATATCTGCGGCAAATGCCATGTTGCGCGCCATCCTCATCATATCGGTTATCGATTTACTAGAGGAACAAGGTTACCGTTGCACAGTGATTGCGGTTAGCTCTGACATATCGTGGCACGACATGGGGTCACAGTCACAATTCGCAGTACGCATTAAAGACGCGGGCGAACGCCTGAACCTGCTAGACATAAGCTTTGCGCTTGGTCACCCGTCCTATCTGCGCCGGTTCAACGTCTGTTGCATTGGTAGTTTGCCTTTCGTGCATTGCCGCCATGGTAAGGCTGGTATTGTGTCGGAAGCGTTTGACGAAACGCACCCACCGGAGCGTGACGCATATTATATCAAGCAATTGCCACCACGCACGGACCCGGCGGAATGGCTTGACCCGATGAACATGCTAAAACACATCCTGCCCGCTAACCTACCGCTAGACATAAAAGGTATCACGTGATTAACACCATTCCGCCGGGCGAACACGACCGCATACAGATTATCGGGCGCAGCCAAGGATACCTTGGGCTTGCGGTTTATTATCACACCGTGATCGATGCGGTCGCAGGGTATGAGGCACCAGCGCTGACCACGGCTTACAAGCCGACACCCGATGAGCTAGCGCGCCTCAACGCAGGTGAAAGCGTGGTAGTGCGGTTGCTGCACCTGACACAACACCCGCCAATCATGGTGACGGTTAGCGAGCCGCCGGAATGACTGAAACACGGATTAGCTTTAAGGTGCAGTCGCCGCTTGTGCAGAAACGCACCCTATGGGAACACGCTGAAACCGTATTTAACAATCTGTGCATCACAGAGGGTTTCAGCGACGAATGGGACGCGTACAGGCGCGAGGATGAATGGTCGCCCGCGCTTAAAGAGGCATGGGCGCTGCAAAGCTATTTCATGCACGATTACTATTTATTGCGCGACGGCCCGCGTGGCGTCCTAGGCGGTCGCGGCGTTTAGCTCCGCAATCATCTGTTGCGCTTCCGTGATGGCTTCCAAAACACTTTGATCGGGATTTTGAATAGCCTTCAACTCTGCTAAAAACTCTTGCCATTTTTGCACAGGATCAAAGGGCGAAGGCGGGTCAATTATTGTCATTTTCTGTACCGTTGTAACAGTTGATTGTAATAAGTTGCATTGCGCGTTGCAGCTTCTAAGCTTGAACCTTGCAAGTCATGTGAGTAATTGATGCGCTTTTTGACGTGCAATATAGAGTTTATGAAATGTGCAACCAGATGCGTTGCATCCTCGCCCGTGATTTCACCGGCGTTAACTGCACGTTGCAACTCTCGCACTACCTCATTTTTCACCAACGTGTAATTTTGCTTCTTAAGCGGTAACTCGCCTTTTTCTGCACGATACAAAGAACCGTTTTGACCGTGCGCAAACATGGTGCGTGCGCCTATTTCGTTTGCGACGATATCCATGTCTGCAAAGCTCAATGATGTTGAGCTAGGGTGGTTGTGGTGAATAACCATTGCGTTGTTCGGATTGCGAATTGACGCCTGCATTTCGGATGTGAACGTAACTGAACTTTTGGAACCCTGCTTAGGTGCAAGAGCGACACCCGTGTTGCTATCGTACAAAAGCAAGTGTTCCGTGCCGGTGCGTTTACCGTTCGCAATTACATACTCGCGCGCTATACGGTCGTTTTCCTCATCTGACACACGCAACGGCACCGCAGGCGCAACCGGCTTGGGCTTAGGCTTGGCGACCACAGCCGGTGCCGGTTCGTCATCGTCAATATCGAACCAATCGATAATCGTGCGGACGCGGCAACGGCACATGATTACCTCATCACCGCCCGCGCCTAGCGACGTATCGCCGGGGCACAGCATGCGGGCACCGGTCGGGCTAACGAACGGTTCACGCAGGCCCACGCGTTGACCGTTGAGCGCCCTGTGACTGAACCTGACCCGACTATCACCCGCGCTATCCCATTCGCGCTGTACGGCGCTTTCACGGGTCGCCCCTAGGTCAACAGCCTGCAACGTCGCCTCATACTCTGACCGGTTGAGCGCCTGTAGCGCTTCCGTCCGTCCGATGCTCTCGCCGCGATACCGCAGGGCGTTGCTCTTGTAGTGCGTCACCAACTTTTCGATGGTTTCAGCGGGCAACGGCTTACCGCTGGCGATGGCGCGATTGACTAGACCGTCTGAACCCTTGCGGCGTAGCTCCATGCGCGCGAAAGCCGGGTCTAGCGTCTCAAGCTTGGTGCGATAGCTGCGCACCCACCCTTCCTGTTGCGTTGTCAGACCCACGACACCGCCGATACGGTTGCCGCCCGGCGGCTTACGTCCGACGATATCCAACGCCACGGTGCGCGGGTTGTCGCCGCGCTGCATGCCCGCCTCTAGAGTGTTGCGGACGGTATTGCGCACGTCGTCAGTGATACGGGTGATTAGCTCTGATGAATGGTCACGCAGATATGCCTCTGCACGGGCGTTGCGCACGTCGAAGCGGAACACACCGCGACCGCTTGCCGTGTTCAGGTATTTGGGGAACGTCTGCCCGGTCAGGATGCCGCCTTGTTCAAAAGCACGTTCAAGCGCCGACGTAATCGGACGCATGGCCGCATCATTGAACCCCAACGCTCTAAACGCCGCTTCCGGGTCGCCGCTCTCAATCGCGGTGATCACGTCCGTTAATATGGCGGTGTCAACCACATCCTGAATTGCGGCAAGGAACGCAGACCGAATATCCGGCGCAAACAGGTCCACAAGCGCGTCTAGCTTTTCACGTGGCGTCATCGCGCACCGCCTCTATCTCTTGTTCGGTGCGTTCCTCTAGGCGCGCATTTTCCGACCGGGCTTCACCCACCGCGCGCTCTAGATCGTCAAGTTTGGTGTGCATGGCCTTATCGCTACGCCGTGCGCCGTTGACCGTCAACAGCAACAGACCGGCGGTGAATACCGATATACCGTAGTTGGTGGCGTCTAGATTGAACTTAGGGCCGATGATGACGCACAGAATAAACAACACTAGCGCAAGCGGCTTGCCACATTGGCACTCTACCCAATCACCTATTTTACTTGCCATAAATAAGCCTGTGCGCGACCGTCACGCCGGTTGGCGGGATATTGATTACAGACTTGATTTTATAGCGTGACGCTCCCGCTTGCACAAAGCCCGTTATTTGCGGTGTGACGCCGGGTAACACCGGCATTGTGCATTGCAAGTCGGACGCCACGATAAGCGCACCAGACATGCCGGGTGTACCGACATAACGGAATGATACACCGCGCGACACACCCGCGAAGGGGTGCGCCGTGAGCGTTGGTGCGCCGGGGTTGTCCACAGGTCCGGTGCCGGGCGTCAGTGCGATGTATTGCAACCCGCCTTGATCGAATTGGTTCAACAAGCCGGATGCGATGCTTTGCATGTCGTCATAGAAGGTCATTTTTTATCCACTTGGCTATTGACGGCCCATACAGGCACATTTAGACACACATTCTCACTTACGGCTTACACCGTTCAACACAAGGAATACAGACCATGCGTCACACCCGTATTGCCACGTTCGGCATTGCTTCCGCCGCTCTCGCCGCCTCCAAGGATGCCGGGGCCGCCGCTTCGACCACGACCGCCGCCGCACCCGCCGCCAAGGCTGATGCGCCGATCAAGCTGATCACCATTAACGGTGACCTGCCCGTGCCGCCCCGCAACAAGCCGCGTGGTCCCGGTTCCAAGTTTCCTTTCGACACGCTGGAAGTCGGCAAATTCTTTGCGCTCGCTGAACGCGACGCCAAGTCGCTGCAAACCATCATCGGCAACCAGAACCGCAAGCACATGCAGGATGCCAAGGACGCCAACGGCTCCATCGTGTATGAAACCGAAACGGTGACCGATGCCGCAGGCAACGTCACGCAGGTGCATAAGACGCCGCTTAAGGCCAAGCGGGTCGCCACCAAGCGCTTTTACGCGGTGGACGTTGACCCCGCCGCCTATCAAGGCGCATCGGTTCTGGTGGTTCGCGAAGCTTAATCGCTTCACACCGGCACGATAACTTAACGGCCCGTTGCAGCGATGTGACGGGCCGTTTTGCATGGGCGATTACCCAACGCGACCGGACGGCCCGCTAAGGGCGCTTGTGGAACCAATGCCGCCACCGGTCAGGATTGGCGAGAGAATTGCATCGATAACAGCGAAACGGGTTTGCGTGTCAGCCGCATTGGCGAACGTGACGTATTCGACGCTTACCGCACCATCAACAGAGGCGCGCTTGTATTTGGGTGGCGTCCAATCGACGTTAAGCGAGCCGGGCGTTGTAAGCTGCTTATACGTCGCCTCATACACCGCACTGTCAATTTCGTTCGGCACCGCCTCTGACGGGATTACATCACCGTACACGTCGTAAGCGCTGTAGCGCGGCCATTCGCGCACCTGCGCACGACCACCAATCTTGGTGCCGGGGAACAAACCCCTGTACTTGCCGTCAAGCCATTCCGACGCCACCAGACGTGCGGCGGTTATCTTGGTGTCATCGTTGAACTGTGACACGACGTTTCCACGTGCCGCGTGGTACACCAGAAACCCCGCATTGGTGCCATAGTCAGCCATAGCCCATAATCCCTGTAGAAACGGCCCGCAGCGGGTGCCACGGGCCGTATTAGCATGATCCTAGGGTTATGCCCTAGCGGACGCTATCGCGCAGCACGAGGCGAATGGCTTCCCATGCCTCAACCTCGCTATCGTATCCGGCCTTGTCGATGCCCTCGCGGTCAACAACGGGCGTGCTGACGCCGCCGTCAACGGTGACGACGTAGAACTTGGGCTTTTTGTCGGTGCCGCCCTTACTGACCAGCAGTTGACCCGGCGAGGCGGTCGTTGCCGTCACAATACCGGCGGTCGGTACGGTGCCATCAGGTGCGAGCGGGATTGGAGCGGACGGGGCGGGCGGAACGGTCACGCCGGGCGGCAAGGTGGTTTCGACGCCTGCGGTGTTGTCCACATTGGCTTCCTGCTTGGCGGCGCTATCCAGCTTGTATTGCTTTGCGCCGCCGTCGCCTTGGTCGGCGTCGTAATCCGACTTGTTGACACGCAAACCGCCGTTAACTGACACGGTTTCGCAGGTGTCCGACATGTGAGCGAGCGCAACGAGCGCAACAGATGAAAACAGATGAATACGCATGTTGGTTCCGTTCTTTTGCAAAAGAAAAAGGCCGGGAGCGGTAAACCCGCACCCCGGCCCAATCCCTAACATGCGTTGGCGTATTAGCCTAGCAGCAACGCGATGTGTTGACGCTTGACCGCCTTCACACCCCACGCCATGCCGATTTCGTACCGCACCTTTTTGTACCCGACGTAAATCGCGAACTCAAAGCTGATGCCCGTGAACGGGTCCATGAGCATCATGCGATCAGCGGCGGCGTCGCCCTCTTGCGGGATGGCAGGCGCACGCATGGCGATGTGCAGCGCATCGGCGCTGAACGCGACGTTAGCGGCATACGAACCACCGACCGTGATGGCCGTTGCGGACGCCGGGATAGCGACACGCAGACCGGGCGCAGCGATGGTGAACGTACCACCGTTGGACACGTCGGCGTCGCCACCGTTGGGGATAACCACGTACTTGTTAGTGTCGCCCGCGAACGTGACCACATCACCAGCGGTGATGGTGCCCGTACCAGCCGACGCAAGCGTGATCACCTGCGCACCGACCGCATAACCAGCGGCGTTGGTGGTTGCGCCCGTACCGGTGCCCTTGGTCTTGTTGACCGCTTGCGCCGATTGCTTGAGCGACATACCGAACAGGTCAAGCAATTCGCCGGTACGCAGGGTCAGTTGCGACCCGTTTTCATTTGCGCGCGAAATGTTCTTGACCGTCATAAGGTTCGCCGCAGCCGACGTGTTCATGACCATCGAACGGCCCGTGAGCGGTGCGCCGTTGTCATCAAGGATTTTCTTGATTTGCGCGGCGTCCGTCAACTCGCTTGAGGTGTTGAATGGCGTCGTACCGGCAGTGCCATAGGCACGCGAGGCATTGGCCGCAGCTTCGACAGCGAGGTCAACCTCCATTTCGTTGATGAGCGTGCGCAGCGCTTCCGCGATCCACATGGCCTGCACCGAAACGATGCCCGGCGAACCCGGAACCGCGAGGCTGCGTTGTTCCTCGCCGGTGATGCCGAACGGCACAGCACGCGACTTGGTGATTGCCATGGTGCCCGTGGTGAACGCGTTGTCGGGCGGTTCAGGAATGGTCATCGCCGGTACGATATCGTAGGCGGTTTGCGTAGGCGCGATGGGATAGCTGACCGATTGGTTCAGTGCAGCGCGTTCCACACCCGGCGACCGCATGGCCGATGGCAGGAAGCCCGTAAGCTCACGGCTGATGATGTAGAACGCATCATAAATCGAACCCACCAGCGGCGCGAGGGTGTTCGCGTAAGCCGGGGTCATGATGGCGGGCGCTTGGCCCGATGCGAGAATGAGGGACATACCGCCGACGCTGGCGAGCATGGTTTGATTGGTGCTGCGCATGGCGCGGGCGCTCCTAATGATGGGTTGAATGGCGTAACAGGTCATCCGACCTAGAGCGCCGTCCGTCATCCAACATCAGGCAACGCCCGTGATAGCTTGAGCCGTTATGGACGGCAAGGGGTCACGTGTGACGGTGACGTATAAAAATAACTCTTGCACCAACTCTTGCAATGGTCTATTGTGGTGATTGCGCAATTATGCGCTTTACACGGAAACTGATAATGTCCGACCGTATGGAATACCCTTCCGCTGACGATTACCGCAGCGGCATTAAGGTAGGTTGGCGAACCTACAAGACGCGAGAGGAAGCCGACAGGTGTGCGACCGCCGCAAAGCACAACGCAATAATTGACCGTGCCGCCGGTTACGACTTTGGTTACAACATGCCCGGTACGGTGGAAGCCACGGCAGACGGTCGCTTTGAGGTCTGCATACCTTAACGCACGCACCAAGCGAGCCGGGCGCTATATCCCGGCACTTTCACCACACAGCCTAGAGAGGGCGCATTATGACCTACACACCAAACCCTGAACCGCGCACGCCATGGTACGTGTGGTTCGTCGCCGCCGGGTGGTGCGCCCTGTGCCTCATGCCCGTTGCGGCGTTGTGGGTATGGCGGGTGTTCTTTTGAAAATAACTCTTGCACTGGTTCGTTGCGCGTGACATACAGCTAACACGTTCAACGCGGCACTCGCCGCACCAGCCTTGAAAGGGCGCACCATGAATGACTTTTCTAAAAAGACCCTCGCCGCTCTTGCCCGCAAGGGTATGACGCTTATCGGTCTGACTGTCATTCCTGACATGTCGTCGCCCATGCCGTTCGCGAATGGTTCGCGTGGCTACACGTTCAACGACAATGGGTGCCACCGCATCCTGACGTTCGCTGACGTTATGCGCGAGGCGGCCTAATGGCCGTCCCGTCGCTCACGTGGCGCAGCTTGACGGATAGCCGGTCAGACCGGTTTTTCGTCAAGCACACTCGCGTTGCCGTCGCGTTCTATGCGTTGCACCGGTTCGGCATTTACGAAACGCGAGGGCCTGCCAACGCTGATGGTTCGTTTGATGATTATTACATCGTCACGGACGCGCACACGGTCAGCGATGCGGCGTTGCGCGAGGGCAAGGCACCTGTCGCTGTGCACCGGAGCGCCGGGCTTGACCTTGCTGCGGTCATCGCATGGTGTGACCAGCAGGCATGAAAAAACCCCGCCTAGCGTTAGCCGGGCGGGGTTTCGGTCAGAGGGGAATTCCTGTGTGACAGGTTATTCCTGTAGCGTCAACTCGCCCTTGCGGATTTGCTCGCCCGCTGCGGCCTTTGCGCCCGGCTCCATGGCGTCGAAGGTGGCGCGAGGCAGGAACCGGCCTTGACCGCGTTGACCGCCGCCACCGTTGTTGCCCGACCCGCCATTCTGCACAGCCTTAAGCACGGTGTCTTTGTGCGGGTAGGTTTCAAGGATGATTTCAAACGCTTCATCAACATCCGCAATCTCGCCCATGCGCTTTTTGGAGTACACAGGGTTACCGTCGCGGCCATACGGTACGACTTTGCCATCTTCGACCTTGAATTGGTCACCAAATGTCTTTTCAAACATTTCGGGCGGCACAGCGACACGTTCGCTGATAAACTTGGACTTGGTGAACGCGTTGGACTTGATCAAGCCGTCGCGCTCCGCTTGCAACGTAGTGTTGACCTGCTTGACCTCGTTTAGTTGCGTCTCATATTGCGCGGTGATTTGCTGCTTGACCTCATCAACCTTGCCCGCGTCGATAAGCTGCTTTTGATCAAGCTTACCGACCGTATCAAGCGCCTTGCGTGCGGCTTCCGGGTCGATACCCTCATATTTCTTTGCAGCCGCTTCCGCCTTTTCGGCGCGCTCACGGTGTTGCTTCGCTTCACCGTTCAGACGACCGATGGTGCCGCTTTCCGTGACGATTTCGCGCCCGGCGTCGTCAATGTAAATCGGGTTGCCGTTGGCGTCGGTGGCGAGCTTGTCACCGTCCATCTTCCAGCCGGGGCGGTTCTCGAATGCGACCGCATGCAGCGCCGTTGCAGTCAGCAACAGGTGACGGGTGTTGATACGCATGGTGTTATTCACTTTCCGGCCATCCGACCGATTGCGCCGCCATTCATCCGAATGGGCGGCTTGGGTTAACCCGCCGGGGCGGGGATTATTTCGCCGTCACGTCCGCAACGGCTTGTTGCAGGGTGTCGGCGCTGGTGTCTGACTCACCGTCGATATCAACGGTGCGATATTCGGCATAACCGCCCACACGCGCACGCGCTGCTAATTCTTCGATCAATTCGGCGGTTGTCGCCAAGCCTAGATTTGCCGCTTCTCTCATACTGTTTCCTCTGTCTTAGCCTTACGCGGGACACGCGGGGCGGGTTTTGTGCCGGTTACAGGCGGTGCGTCAGGGTCGATATCGTCGCCCGTGTCGGACGGTGTTTCGTCCAACAACCGTTGTTCCTCGCGCTCTGGTGTGAATTCGTCGCTGTAGATACCACGGCGTTTCTTTTCTTCCCACAACGTTTCACGCGAGATATCGCCACGTTCACGGTCTGCGTCGATTGTCTCTAGGTCTTTACCCTCTGTGAATTCGTCAAAGTCGGTATAGACATACACCGCAGGGTCGTATGTATCCTGCTTAACGCCCATCCACATCATTGTAAGCACCATGGCGTTTTCTAGCGCATTCTTTAGCGCCAAGCCCCACTGACCCACCGCAGATTTCGCCTTACCTGCGCTGATAGCGGCGGTGATGGTGGTGATATTGCCTGATTGCGCCGTGAGCGGCTGACGTGCGATTTCACGCAGTTGGTTGATGGTGTTTTCAATGTTGCTTTCAAGGAACGTGAGCAACGCCGCATCTGGTTGCACATACGCCCATGAGCCATAATTGCCTGCACCGTCCGGTATGGAGTACAGGACGCGGCCCGGTCCAACCGCAAGCTTGGTGACCTTGCCCGCTGCATCCTTGGGCGGTGCGATACCGTTGGCGGCAAGCATGGGATACCCGGCTAGCACCTTAATGTGTTCCAGCCCGCATTCGCTGCGATACAGGTTGACTTGCAAGTCTGCGGCGTCGCGCATCGCAGGAAAAAACTTGAACGTGCGACCATCGCGACGCCCGGTGTAGAACGGCACCAGCGGAATAACGCCGATTGTGATTGTGCCTTTTTCTGCGTTGCCGTCGTCATCGGCTGCGATATGAAACCGCGTGCGACCTAGCGGGCTATCAATTTCAGTGTCGCGCTTCTCGCGCAATTCCCATGTGACAACACCTGATGCGTTGCGCTCAAACACACGCACACGGTCAACCTTACCCGGCTCAAGCACACGGGCATAGGTCAGAACCTCTTTACCAGCGATGACCTTTACGCGCGCCTCAAGCACGTTGCGTCCTAGTACATGCGACCAATAGGGGCGCACACCAGCATCTTTGGCGTCTGCAACAGTGCGCACATTCGGGTCGGGCTTGTCATAATCGACCATGATCCAGTCGATTGCGCTGACGATACCATTAAAGAATGTGGATACCGCAAATGCGGTCAGGTTGTTACCCGACCCGTCCACATCCTCGCAAAACTCTAGGGCTTGTTCCGGCGGCTTGTTGTTCTCATCCTCAACAAGCGTGACCTCTTTTTCAAAGGGCTTGTTGGACAGGCTTTCGCAACTGTCGCGGAATACGTTCGTCATCTTTGCGTATGACAAGCGGAACGCATACGCCGCCGCATCCTCATCAGGGAACATGGGCAGGTACACCTTACCCGCAAGCTTCATTGCGTCCAACCCATCAACGATGCAGTCGGACAAATCCCAATAAGGCACCATCGCCAGCATGTCGGGCGCACGCCTCATGTATGGGTCATCAGCGGCGTTGCCTGTGCCCTGCGTACCGACACCACGCGCCACAGCGGTTGCCGGGTCAGCGACGAAACCCGGCGTAACCGGCCCCGGCTCATTGGCATGCGCAAGGGCGTGCAGCGCCGTGGTGGAAAGCATGCGCGTGCGATTGGTCATCCGCTGTATCCGCCTGTGTAAGCCTGCCCGCCCGCTTCCGGTGCAGGGAAAAACGCTTGTACCACGGCATCAGCAAGGTTGGGAGAGCGCGTTCCGTCAGGTTTTTTCTCTATCAACATGCGCAGATCAGTACTTTGACCGGCGGTCGGCTGGGCTAATTCCTTCAACAGCTTGAGCAACACGTCACCCATGGTCTTATCAAAGCTGATCAACTCATCAGCCGGGTAATTCGGTACAGCATCACCGTTGCGCATCGCCATGACGCAACACCACGTTTTGTACACACGGGTGCGCAGCGACCACCACGCTTGCGCCTTCATGTTCTTATAAAAGTCTTTGTTGAGTAGCGATTGCTCATCGTCAGGTATGGTGCGGTGGAACGGATTGACGACCGCGCCGCCTGCGTTCCATGGGATAAGGTTTACATCGCCTCGCGTTAGTTTGTCGTCATCAAGCAACCGGTTGTATTCCGTCTTTACACCGACACCAACGCCAATGGGGTCATATTGCACCTTGATACCCTTGTGGACGCGTACAGCCGCCACCATGCGCCGTGCGGTCACGCCGGGGTCACGTTCGCCCCACTCCTCTACATGGCGCAGTATGACCCATTGGCGCAGCGCTAGGGCGTTCCTGTCGCCTTCCTCGCTATCGGCAACGTCTAGCCCCGCCATCCACACGTTAGGCGGTTCCTCGCGCAACTGCGGCACCAGCAAATGTGCATCAACGCACGCTTGCAACCAATCGTAACTGATGACCGTGTTTTGCACCGCTGCGGCGTAATCGCGGTCAACCTCTTGCGCAAATACGTGCTGCATACCCTCTCGGACGGCTTTAGCCTTGCGTTGGTCGTACCACGCTTGGTCTTTTTCCGGGTGGTGCCGCCAATCGAATATGAATACCCGCGTGTAGCCCGGCTGCAACGATGCGCCGCGCTTCCAATCAACGCCCGCCTCGCGTCGTCTGTGAAACACGTTACCAAGGCCATTTACCGACGAGATATCAAGCTGCACGTTGGTGTTGTCGCCTAGCGCCGCCTCAATCTTTTCCGGTCGCTCATAGTGCGCGCTTTCATCCTTGCCATACATGGCTTTACGACCACCGCGCCCGATGTTGTCGCCACTCTCGCCTGTAATCGTTGCGCCGTTCTCTGGATTAATAAGCTTCATGAACGTTGCGTGGTCGCGCGTCTTGAACCCTTTAGGCAGGAATTCAGGCGGCAAACGACGCACCAAAAGGCGCATTTTTTCAAATATACTATCGGGGTCGCCTAGCTTGTCCACTAGCTCTTGCTTGCGCGAACCCCAACCAAAGGCGAAATCGGGGATAAACAGCCAACACCAGACACTAAAGGCGCACACCAGCCATGTTGCGCCGATATCGCGGCACTTCTCGACTAGGCCGTTCTCCTCATCACGCAGCAACTCTTGCAGGAATTCGATAAACTCTTGTTGCCTGTCAAAGAACACGAACGGGACCCATTTAGTGCGTTTGCGCGGGTTGTAGGTGTCCATGAAATGTTGAATGAATTCGCCGGGGCGGGTGGCGTAATATGCCTTCGCATCCGCTAGCAATGTCTCATCGTTACGCAGCGATGTAAGCGCATCAATGCGCCACGCGTACAAACCGATGTAGTTAGGCGGCCATTCATCATGCGACAGGGCGTGCGGCTTCCACGGCTTGACGACACGTCCGACAGCCGGGCGCAACGGCGCGAATATGTCGCCCTGCGGTATCACGACGGTTGACACACGGTTGCGAGCAGCTTACATGCGACCCTTGCGCAATGACGCGCTTGAGAGGTTACATGATGGATATGCGCGACCACATCAAAGAGCGCAGCGAATTGGCGCACACATACGCCTGTGATGGCGCTTACTTGTCTGCGGCTCGCGTGTTGCAGGATTTGGCAACCACGATTAAAGCGCACGCTGACCGTGTTAATGCGAGCATTGACGCCGTAGCTGACGAATGCGAACCGCCGCTTGCATCGTGGAAGGTCAGCGATGACGGCTTGTGGTACGTTCGCAATGACGGTCGCTATCGCGTCAATCGCGTTTACAGCGTGATCAGAACACCCCGACCGTTTCGCATCCAAGAGCGTCGGGAAAACGGCACTTACTATGATTGTCGCAGCGGTCGCTATTCGACTGCAAAAAGCGCCATGCATAGGGCGTGCGACTGACCTAACCATTGATCATCTGCGCCCAACGGTCGCCCGCGCCCTCTACAGACGTTCCGCCCGGCAATGCACCCTGCGCCGCCGGGCGGGCGTTATCGTTGCGCCAATGCGGGTTGTCGGCGTCAAGCATACCCATGAACTTTGTAAGCATGGCGAGACCGCCTAGCTTGTCGTGCAGGGTGAACTTGAACTTGCGCTTATGGCTGCGCTCCATGGGCGAACCGCTTTCCTCAATCTCAATCGACTTGATTGCGGCCAATTGTTCCGGTGTCGCACTCGCCAAATTGAAATACGGTTGTCCGTCGTCGCCAACCTCCATGTAATCGCCAATGCTGGCGAAGCTGACCGCCATTAGCTCTTTGAGGACGCGGGGTACTGTTAGCTCACTGTCGCGGGCTAGGTCGTTGATGCGCTCGCTAATCGCGGCGCGCACCAAGGGGCGCTCAAGCATGCCCCGTGACGCTTCCACCACATCAGGCGCAATCGGGCGGTACAGGGCGTTGCTGATGCGCTCATGGTTGCGGTGCGCCTCGCGTTCCACGCCCTGCACATAGCCGTCAACATACGCCCGTTCGGACGGTCGCAATTGGCGATAGGCGCTAGCGAAGGCTACAGGCTCCATGCCCTAGATATAGTCGCTCGCACCATGTCGCGTCCATATCTAGCGTCTTATCCGACCGGGGAAAATTAACAGTTGCATCAACCGTTGCGCATGGTTACACGGGGTGACAATTACAGCCGCAACCTAGAGGGTTATGCAGATGGCAACAATTATGGATTTGTGCAGCGAACCGGGCAATTCCCGACCGTTCAAAGTCCGACACGTTAAACGCGACGGCGAAAACATCACAATTGGTTTTCTAGAACCACATTGCGAAATGAAAAGCTCTCGCACACCTGATGCAATCGAAGCGGTGCGCAAGGTCATAATCGATGATGAGCGCAAACAAGGCGCGTTGGTGTATTCCGCCGAATATTGGATTGGTAACGAACGCATCATGCGTTGGGAGCTTGCCAAGTGACCCGGCGCGACCTACTCGACAAAGCGCTGATCTATAACCGTCGCTGGTGGCGTCGTCACCGCAAACAGGTTCAACACATGTTGCGCGCGATGCGCATGGAGCGTTGCAGATGACAGATTTCAGCATTCACGCAATGTTCGAGCGTTACGCAGCAGCCATGCAATCGCTCTTTGGCGACAATTGGCGCAATCGCAAGCTGACGCGTAATGACAAAGTGAAGCTGACATGGCGCATGAGCCGTGATCGGTTTTGGTCGGACGTGCGCCGTTATGGACCGCATGTCACATATCCTGTGCCAACGAACCCATATGCGAGCGGTCCTGATGCGAAGGTTTCGCCTACATCCACAATTGAAACATGCACGTTTAGTTACGATGAGGGTTATTTAGGTGATCCTGACCGCATCAACCGCATTCCAGCCTATGAGGTACGATGCGACGGGCAAGTGATAGCGACAGGGGCGTTACGATGACAGAACGATACCGCGCACCCGGTTACAGGCATGACCGCGTTGCACACCGTTACGTGCGACGCATCAGCCCGACGATGTACCGGGTTTATGAGTGCGTCGCACGTAAAGAGGGTAAAAACCGTGTAGCGGCGTTGCAGGCGCTTGGTGCAGGCGCGACAATCCGCGAATATGACTTACGTGCGGACGGGTTGCCGTCAACTGTTGTGCGCCAACTGTCAAACATGGCTAAAGGGAGAATGGTCGCATGGCCGTAGCTCGCACGCGAGGCGTTGAACACCCTTGGTGGAACAAACCGGTTAAACGCTGGTTTTGTCGCCAACTCGTCAACGGTGTATTAGTCGAAGCGCGTTTTTACACGGAGGAAAGCGCACTCAAGTGGTTCAACGCACCGCTTGATTGGCCCGACTTACCCTTGACGCGAACGGGTTTGCTCAACAAAAAGTTTGGTCGTCTCATGTCTCGCACAACCGCCACCAACGCACCCTTTGATGTGGACAAATGACATACGCTCTAACCTTCACAGACACCGCCACAGGGCGCAGCACGACGGTTCGGGTGCGCAGCGCCGGTCAAACCGCTGATGGCTGTGCACGGGCCTGTATCGCGGCTGCGTGCGCCGCCCTAGGCGTCACCAGCCCGGCGCGGCTGCGTATGTCGGGTGTGATGATGCCTCGCCAACTCAACGCCGCAGAGGCTAGGGCAGTGTCACGCGCAATGACCGGTTTTATGGTGACAATGACGCCTGACCAACGCACCGCAGCGCTCGCTTATCGCGGGCCTGATACGCACGGCGTACAGATGATCAGAGGCGGTGGCGCTATCGTGCCGGGCCTGTGATACGCGCCACCACCAACCGCCGTGGCGCTCTTGTCATCGTTGACGATGTACCGCAGGTGCGCGGCCATAAAAACGGGTCCGCAACGACGCTGTGCGTGACCGCCACCGATTACAAGGGCGACCTACCGTTGAACCCGTCGCCATGGCTGCGATTGGACGTGGTTGAGCATTGGTGCGGTGCCGGTGGTAACGAAATGGAACGCGGCGTTACAATCATGCTCAACGAGGCGAACCGCGCTGCGTTGTTGGCTTATCTTACAAAATAACTCTTGCATCGGTTCGTTGCATGTGTGACAACGGTTTCAACGCAGCACACCGCTGACGCGCTTTAGGGATCAAGACCATGACAAACCTGACCGACAACCAAGCTGACGCCATGATCACTCTGTCGCAGTATGTCGGACAGGCGGTGCAGGTTCTCACCAGCGAATACACCGCCAACGTTGCACAGGCTGCGGTCGCTGCGTCGGTTGGCATTTTCAAAAGCACAGCGTTGCGCGGACTTGCCGCTAAGGGTTTCATCCGCATCGAAGGCGCTTACTGGAAAGGTGCTACAATCACTGTGCTGCGTGCCGCATAATTACCAGCCCATAAATTACTGACCCGCTCCGCAGCGCCGTTCCACACAGGGACGGCGTTTTGCGTTTATAGCAATTATGGCGCTGTAATTACACAATTACATAAAGTTGAAACTAGGGTGGTTTCCTATACACCGAGGAAGTCTAATATACTTTATATAATAACTTATTCTTTTTATATTCTTAAACTATTTATAATAATAAAAATCATCCTGTATAGAACGTCTCACTTTGGAAATTACTATAATTTAACGCCAAATTATGTAATTAACGCAGCAATTGCTAAAACGTAACACCCCGCGTCGCCCCGACCCACACCGCAACAAATTGCAGCACACGTTATAAATGAGCCGCTTTTATAAACCCAATACCCCGCCCATAATAATCGCTTGACCACCCGGCTAACACCGCCCATGGTCACCCGATGACCCGACCTGCACCCGACACACCCGATGAATGGCAAGCAGCCGGTCGCGAGGTTGGCGAATTCGTCAACGGTACGTGCACCACCTTGTACGGCGCTCTTGAGCAATTGGAGCTACCAGAGGGTGCGGACACCAACAGCGACTTTTGCAACGCACTCGACAACACCGCCATGGAATGCACGTGTTGCGGCTGGTGGCACAACCCGTGCGACCTGAACGACAATTGCCGGTGCAATGACTGCGCAGAGGACGACGACACATGACAACCACACCCCGCGACACATCCAGCCCGCATGGCGCACACCGCGACACACGCGCCGACGTGCTGCACTACCTAGACCGCATGGCCCGCGCCACACGTCGCAACGGTCGCCCGTCCCATAAGGCGCACCGTACCTGCCAAGCGGTCGCCGCAGCCGTTGACCTGACACCGGCACAGGTGCGCGCCCTGTTGCTCTCGCTCGCACTGGAAGCGCGCGTGATCGAATACCAGCCGCGCAAACCGGGTCACCCCTTCACCTACAGCCTGCCCGCCCCACAGGGCGCCGCAAGTGGGTGAATTCGTCATACACCTGACAGGCAGCAGCGCACCCGTGGGGGAATTTAAGCCGGGCGACGTAATCACGTTCAGCGGTAACGCTATGAAATGGATTATAGCGGACGCCATGGAACAAACGCCGCGACCCACCAAGCAACAACGTCTCAAGCGCAACAAGCGCAAAGCCCAACGCATCGCTCGCAAGGTGACAAGGAAGGCACACCGCAAATGAAACACACACCCGCAACCCGTGACGTCCTCGCACGTCTGCGTACAAGCCCGCTGGATTGGCACAGCAGCGCAGAGATAGCCGCCGCCTGCGACCTGTCCGAAAGCACCGCACGCCGCGCCCTGCAAAAGCTTGAGCTAGGCGGCAAGGTCACCTGTCGCCGCTCCGGTATCACCAGCGGCACCGGCCCCCTGCTATGGAGGGCTAGGACGTGACCCGGCTGACGCTCGCTCAAGCTGCTATCATCGCAGCGCTGCGCAACGCGCCTGTACCGACGCATGGGCCATTTCCGCCGGGCACAGCGGGCAACCGCTACTCATTCCGCGTCCAAGTCAGCATGTTGCGCACGCTTGGATACCGTATCGACTGCCTAGGGTTTGTGCGCCGTGGTCACCTTAGCTCGCCCGGCGTCTATCATCTGATATCGGAGCCCACGTCGTGACGCTGCACCCGATGGCAGGCAAGACGTGCAAATGCGGTCGCGGCAAAGCGTCCGGTTACGACGGCAAATGCGGAAAGTGCCGCACCCAAAGAGAACGCAAAATCGTTGAGCGAATGCGCGATGGTTGGTCGCAGCAAGAAGCAACACAAGGCTACAGGAATACCAAGCAATGACACTCACCGGCTCGCTAGGTGGCGTTCGCATACTGATACGCACCGCCGAACAGCAAGCGCGCACACCGCGTGACGTGCGCGGCCCGTGGTGCAGATGGCGCGTACCAAGCAAAGCGAAGGGTCGCAAAGGCACCCGACGCAACTTTAAGCGTGCGCACCCGCCGCGTTACGTGTGGTTCTATCGTGAACCGTCCGACGCGCTGCATTTTATCGACCCGATAACCCGCGTACCAACGATTATCGCAACACCGTTGCAGGTCGCAGCGATTGAAGCAGAGATAGCCAAGCAATGACACTCACGCCCCAAACCGCCTGCACCATCTTGGACCTCGCGCACAAGCTCCCGGCGCAATGGTGCGTGTATGAGGTATGGCTACATGACCCCGACAAGGACGCCGCAACGCTGGTGTACATCAACGCCGCCGCCCTGCGTGACGTTACGCTCCTATTGGACCTGAACCGCAACACGCATTGGCACAGCATCACCAAGCCAAGCTCTTACATTTACCTTAAGATTGTGCAGACCGGCGAAAAGCTGGATTGCCGCAATGAGGCGTTTCGGCACATGATGGCGCAGGAACCTAAACCACCTTGCAACATGCACGGGCATGACGCCGCAGCCGGTCGCAGCATCACATGCAGCAACGGCGTGACATACGAAACGCAGACCCACGCCGCAGAGGCGCTAGGTATCAAACAATCGCAGATATCGCAGCACTTGCGCGGTCGCGTACCGTCTGTCAAAGGTTACACGTTCAGCTACAAGCGCACCGTATGACACACACCCGCACACCCACCGTGTCGCAAATCATCGTGCACATCAGCAAGGGTGCGCCCGGCTCGCACGATGCGGATGATGACACCGTGTATTTTCCTGCCCTGCATGTATGGGTCAACCGTGACACGTACAGCATCACCGGTCGCAACGGCACAAGTCGTCGCCCCGGTTGGATTAACCGCGCCCGCCTCCGCTTGGCGCTTTGGTATTGGAGCCGCACGCTATGACACCGGCACAGGCTAAGGAACTAGAGGCGCTGTGCAAGCAGGGCCTAGAAATGGTCCGCAACTCGCGCCCGCAACCGCCGCACCCTGACCGCGATGGTTGGATATTCCGTAGCGATTGCCGACGCTGTGATTGGCCCTATGGAAAACCACCCCACGGCATGACACACGGTGATCAATACACCGTCATGTTTCACGGCGGCTCAAAGGTCGCCGGTCACACGTTTTCAAATGTCGCTTGGGGCAGCGTCACCGCTTTTCGCAGAGGGATACACTTATGACTGACCCCGTACACATCATGCTTGACCTCGAAACATGGGGCACCGATCCGGGCCGCGACATTCGCAGCATTGGCGCGGTGGTATTTGACCCTATGACCGGGCGTGTATGGGATCGCGAGGGCGAAAGCGCACACGGTTTGTTCTACCAGAATGTAGAGAACCCAAGCGTGCCGTATGACGACGCGTTGCACTATGACGACACGACCGACAGTTGGTCACATGACGCCAATTACCCGCATGCGGACCCGGCGTCGCAACTCTGCTACAAATACTCATTGACCCGCGACCCGCAAACTGTCGAATGGTGGTCACACCCTGACCGCGCCGACGCAGCCGCACAGCTTGAGACTGACCGCGTTGACCTCGCCATAGGTCTGCGCCGGTTTGCGGAATGGTTAGACAACCTTTGCCACGGCATGAGCGGTCGATTGCGCATATGGTGCCATGGTGAAAACATGGATGAACCAATGTTGCGCCACGCTTACAAAATGCTTTTCGACCAAACCGGTCAGTGCATTATCGACACGCGCCCCGCAATCGTCCCGTGGCACTACCGCAGCCCGCGCGACACCCGAACCGCCTTCGACATGGCGGGTATGGACCCCGCAACCTGCCTAGAGGCGTTCAAGACCGGCGGCACCTTCCACAACGCCCTAGATGACGCCGTGACCCAAGCCCGCGCCGTATGCCACGCTCACGGCATCGTCAGAGGATGGCGAGACGCGCGGCGCATTGGCGAGGTTAGCGTAAAAATCACCGCCGACAGTGCAGGGCTTACCCAACAAGTCGAAGCGATGCAGGATGTAATAACGCACGCGGATAATTTTCGGGCGGCGTTAAACGCAATGCGCGACAACGCGGAACCCGCCGGGGTGGATCATGATGACCCCGGCTATTGGCAACACCAAATCAACGTGCTTGACCGCATCGTTTCCGCCTTCGCGTCATGAGCTACCACCACCCGCGCACATGGCGACATGACCCGTCCGACAGGTGGCGCAGCGTTGGCGTTGACAACCAGATATTGCGCCCATGGTGTCAAGCCGTCGCCGCCGGTCGCATCGCCAGCATACAGGTGCGCCTTGCCAATGGTCAGGTCGTGACGGTTCGCCGGTCACAGCGTGCGAACATCCGCGCCATGTTGGACAACGCGCAGCGGCTTGACCGCGAGTATACGCGCGAAGCGGTCGAATATGTACCGCGCACCCTGTGTTGCCCGGCGCATCGTGATTGCACCCGCTCATTTGGTCACTATGGCCCGTGCGCGGCAAGCGGTCGCCCTCTGACGTGACAGAACCAACGTGGCGAGAGATACGCGAACTGACACGCTTGCGACGCAGGCAAGCGGCGACCATACGCGCCGGGTCCGTCGCTGATGCTCTCGCCACACGGCGCAAATACGCAAAGCGCATAGAAAAGGGATATTACCACCCGCACTCGCACATCACCGGTTTGATACCCAACAGCATGATACGCGACCTTTGGACGTTCCAGAACGGCCATTGCTACATGTGCGCCGCCTTGTTTCACCGCGACCGGTATGTGACCAAGGAACACGTTGTACCGCGCGCTCTAGGCGGCACCAATGACGCTAATATATTGCTGGCCTGCATCCCGTGTAACAACACCAAGGCTGACCGCCCGCCGACGCGTAGGGAACTCGCCATGCTCGCCGCATGGCTGCACAACGACCGCAACGCTTGGTATCGCCTGATGATGACGCTTGACCCTGACATACCGCCGGGTTAGGGTCGCCCGGCTTATGTATGGACCCGCGTTCAATTCGCGGCGGCTCCACCATTCGCAGCACGCGGCTAAAGTTATCTGCATCGACGGTAACGACCATCCGCATTGAATTTAGGGATAGCGCCCTAGAAGCCCGGTCGGGCGTGCTGCGAACCTTGGGGCCGACAGGTTTCGACATACACCGGGCGCGGTAACCAATCCGCACAGAATAACACTGAACGATAACTACCCCCTGACTTACGCCCAAGCGGCCTAAGTCCGAGACGGGCGGCACTTGTGAACAGAACGCCGCCACTAGCCCCGCTCGCCACACACCGTGGCGGCGGGGCTTTTTATTGCACGGCATAAAAATAACTCTTGCGGCGACCGTTGCACCATGCGACAACAGTTTCAGCGCAGCACACCGCTGACGCGTTTTAGGGATTAAGACCATGCGCCTTCAAATCCAACTCAACGACGTTCCTTCCGCAAATCACGCCTACGACGTGTATGTGAATATGCCGCAGGAATTGGCACATAAGGGTAGTGAAGCAATCATCACCGTTTACGGCCGCAATCGCAACCAAGCCGCCGCAGTCGCCAAGCGCGAAGGGTACATCGTCCGCAGCGTCAACATGGTTGGCTAACCCCACAACCCCGGCGCGGTGTAACAGCCGCGCCACCAGCCCTAGAGAGGCGCACACCATGCCCCGCGTACACCATCGCAAAGCCCGCAAAGACTATCCCAATCAAGGCATTGAAAAAGGTGACATGTATTACACATGGGCCATTAAGATGCAGCGCGGCGGAATAGTCAAAAGGTCCAAAACCTACCCCAAACGTTCGCAACTTACATTGTCGGATTTTCTAGGTCAGGCTTATGACCTTGACGACGCAGTACAGGAAGCGCCCGACATTGATACGCTTCGCGCCCTTGCCGACGACATTCGGTCACTCGGCCAAGAGCAACAAGAGAAGCTAGATAACATGCCGGAACAGCTTCAATATGCGGCTAGCGGCGAACTGTTGCAAGAACGCATAGACCAATGCGAGGAATGGGCGGATAGCGTTGAAGCCGCTTGTGATGAATACGAAAACGAAATTGATGACGATGACGATTTGTCAGACGATGATAAATGCGAAGCGTTTGACCGTATTCGCGGTGACATTGAAAGTCCTGTGTAACATGATTACCCGCGTAACCACCTACGCCACGCCGCAGCCGGGCGCACCTGTCGTATCGGAGCGGGTGTGCAACCTGCGCCGGTCGGACGCCCGCAAATGGCTTTCAGACCACGTTCAATGGGCCATGGGGCAAGGCCACGGCGTCCAATGCGAACCGGTGCTAGCGGCGCAGCCAGTCACATGATAGCTAGGGCGTTCCATATCCAAGGGACGCCCGCGCCATGTCTGACAACACCGCCTCCGGTTTCGTCGCTGTAACGCCTGACGACAACAACAACATCGCCAAAAGCACGTCGGGCAACTTTCCGCGCGCCCTGCGGTTCGGCACCGGCGGCTCATGCGTCATCGTCGCCCCGGACGGATCACAGGCGACGTTCACCAACATTGCCAACGGTGAAACCCTCTCTGTGAACGCCAAGCGCGTGAACGTGACCGGCCTGACCGGCTGTGCAAACATCGTCGGTTTCTACTGATATGCCCGCCAATTTTGGCATTGGTGTTGCGCTTGGTAACCTGCGCAATAGCATCGCTGCGGCGGTGGCTACTGCGGTCGGGCAACAGACCTTCACCACAAACACATCGTGGGTTGTCCCCGCTGGCGTGACCAATATCAGCGCCGTGGCCGTAGGTCGTGGGGGTGATGGCGGGGCATACGGCGGTGGCGGTGGTGGCGCGTTAGCCTACGCGGCTTCGATCCCTGTAACGCCGGGTGAAACTCTCACAATCGTTTTTGACGAGAGCGGAGCATTGACGCGCATAAAGCGCGGGGCGTTGGCCCTCCTCACCGCAGGAAACGGTGGTGCTGGTTCCGGCTCAGTGGGCGGTAACGGCGGAACCTTTTCGGGTTCAACAGGCGGCGTGGGGGGTCAAGGCGGAACATCAGTGTCAAGTCAGCCGCAAGGCGGGGGCGGCGCGGGCGGCTATACCGGCGGGGGCGGCGCGGGCGGCACAGACCAAACAGACGGCAATGGCACCGCTGGAGCCGGTGGCGGTGGCGGTGGTGGTGGTTATTTTGGAGGCGACGGGGGCGGCGTCGGGCTTCTCGGCCAAGGGTCAAGCGGCGGCGCGGGCGGTGGCGGGTCAAGCGGCGGCCCCGGTTCGGGTGGTTCTGGGAAGACTTACGGCGGCGGCGGCAGGGGCAACGGCGGCGTCGGCGGCGGCTCCGGCGTCCGCATTATCTGGGGCGCAGGTCGCGCATACCCTAGCACGAACACCGCTAACGCGGGTCCGCTGTCTAATAACATGACATCGAACACGACGCCTGCACCTAGTGTTGCCTATTCAGACGGCACGGCTGGCGCGGGTTTTGAAGCATACCGCGCATTTGATGGTTCAACAGCGACACGCTGGTTACCGCCTTCAACAGCAGTCGGTTGGATATTGCGCCGCGATTTCGGCGCTGCGAATGCTTTTGTTCTCTCTAACTACGCGATTACCTCAAACACAAGCGGCTCTTTCGTGCAAGGGTGGCGCGTCGAGGGTTCTAATGACGCTGTGTCATGGACTGTCGTAGACGAGCGCGTCGGCTACGGGTTTTCGACGCTGGAACGCAAGGTTCTTGCTTGTTCCAGCCCGAACGCGACCCCTTTCCGATATTACCAATTCATCAGCACGGCGGCGGTTAATTATGCTGAAGTCGTTGAGTTTGAAGTTAACCCATAACCTCGCCGCACACCGCAACGCATGATACAAAGGGCGCTCTTGCATCATGGGAGCGCCCTAAATGCGTCTGCGCCGCTGCATCGCCACGACGGGCCTATGTTGGGTGCCGGTCATAGTCTGCGGCCTGTCCCTCATGTACCTTTGCGCCGTCGCTCAACCCGCCGTACGCATGGTTGCGCTAGGCGCGCAAAATAACTCTTGCGGCGACCGTTGCACCATGCGACAACAGTTTCAGCGCAGCACACCGCTGACGCGTTTTAGGGATTAAGACCATGAATCTCGCTCAACTGGAAGCCGCCGCCATCCGCACTCAACAAGCCGCCGGTCGCGCTTGGACGGACCTTATGAACGCCCCGGCTTCGCAAAAGGCAGAAATGCAAGCGAACTACGACGCCGCGCAAGACGCTCAAGCCGACGCTTACGACGCTTGGAAAGCGGCGGGCGGTTCGGTCGCCTAACCCTCATACCCTTGCGCCCGTCCGTAATCCGCGACGGGCGCAACCTGCGCCCAATGGTACAGTTGCGCCTTAATCTCCATGCTTTCCGCAGGCCACATGCGAGGCGCGCGACCACAGGCTTGATAGCCCATAGCCTCTAGGACGGTCGTTACCGTCTGCATGCTCACAGTGCGCCCCACAGCGCCCGTTTCCTTGATCCGGCGCAGTACGGCAAGCGAGCTAATCCAGCCGCCCCGGAAGCCCGCAATTCCATCCTCAACGGCTTCCGCGACCATGCGCTCTAGCGGGCCGCGACTGATCAAGCGCGCCTCTGCCATGCAGGACGTGTCAGGGGCGCGCCCCGGCATGGTGTCAACGGTGATTGGGTGCCGCATCAGCCAATCGGCAATGATGGCTGCACCGTCCGCTTTGAGCCACGCCACCAGCCGCCCGAAATACACATCGTCCATGCCACGTGCTAACAGGTCAGCCGCACTTTGCAGCGCACTGTAAAAGATGGCGTACCGGCGTCCGTTCTGGCTGATAGGTATTGCATCCTTAAAGTTGCTAAAGAATATCCAGTTAGCCGGGTTGTCCTCCATTTCCTGATCAATACCCTTGCTTTGGACCTCAACGCGGTCATCGCTGATCATGGGTTTAAGGATTTCGATTAACTCGCGTCGCTCATCAACCTTGATTTCGTTGACGACAATAAGCAGCTTGGCGCGCATCCAACCGTTGAACGTGCTACCCGATTTCACCAACTCTTGCGCTTTGGGTGAATAACAATACATGTCGCCAATAATCATTTGCATGGCGCGCATTAGAATACCTTTACCGGCACCCTCTGCGCTCTGTATCATCGGAGCCCAACGAATTTTATAGCCGGGGAATTTCACATTGTGCGCGAGGTAAGCGTACAAAATGTTGCGGTCACTTTCGACAGGCAACATTTGCTCAACCAAATGCGTGAACGGTGTCACGTCACCGGGCTTGTGCTGCATCTGCACCGGAATGTACGTGTTGACGCCGCGACGCCCTAGTTGATCAACGACAATCTCGCCTTGCGGGTGATCGGGTAGGAACCGGATATGGTCAACCTTGGGTATCGTCCACAGCGTTGACCGTAGCGCCGCCTTCCACGCCTCATCCGTCGCCTTACCCGCTGACGATATGATGAACTGTTTACCGCCGTACCGCATGTTGAATTGGCCCGGCCCCATGAACCGCCCGCTAGGCGTCATGATTTCGCCCTGTCGCTCAATGGCGACGCAACCCTTGAACCATTCCTGTTGCTCTAGGTGCGTCAGGAACTCGCCGCTGCAATCCAGTGCGCCCGGCTGCGACGGTACGGGCGTGGGTGGTGTTGCGCCGTCACCTGATGGCATGGCAGGCACCGCCGCAGCCGCACCCGGCACCAGCCCCGTCTTATCCTTGCCGTCCAAGGTGACGAGCGCCTTAAGGGACGGCACGCGCGCCACAAGCGAGCGCCAACCTAGCTCTGTGTTGCGAATGCTGGTGAACTGCTTGGTGTTCTCGCCGGGGTCGTTTTTCTCATACCGGGCGCACCAATTATAAAACGCAGCTTCAACCACATCCGGTGTTGCGAGCGACCACGCGGCCTGCTTCCACGCCGACATGAACGCAATCCACTCGCCCCGGTCCATGTTGTTCGGGTCTGCTAACTCAAGCGCCCTGACACACCATTCCCACGACGGCGCAGCAAGCGCCGGGTCGCCTAGGTCGTGTCGGGTGCCTATGCCGCCGTCAATGACGTTGACCGCCGCTAGGGACGCCTCAAGCGTCGCCACGTCGTGCCGAACGCCATAGCCCGCCAAGGGCCATACGGTGACAAGGTGCGGCGACGAGCCGTCGTAATACTGCCCGCCGGGTGTGCTGCGCTTGAGGTTGAGCGTACCGGGCAGGCGCAACACGCGGGTAGGATCGATGACGGCTTTATCACCGTCGTACAGTTGGCGCAGCTTGCGTTGCACCAGCGTGTACCGCTCATTGTCGCGATACGGCGCAACGGTCCAATACACATGGAATTTACCCGGTGATGATTGCACGCCCATTGCAGGTGAAGGGAGGGACGCCGCCGCGCGGTCGTAATTCTGACGAGCCGACAGATTATCAAGGTCAACAGGGTGCGCGCGTATCGCGGCGACGTTCTGTAGCTCTCGCCCTTGACCGTCCAGTACGTTGATGTTGACAAACACGCCATAACCCGCCGCCTGATACCCTAGCAGCGTGGGCCATAGTTGCGGCAAGGTGCCGTCATACGAATGCGCCGGTACGGTTTTATCTGTGTCGTGGATCACTCGAAACGATACAGGCGTTACGTCCGGGTCAGCGCCTAGCAGGCACCAGAGATAGGCATGGGCGGCTGCATAATCCTGCATGCTCATGACTGCGTGAAACCCGGAAAGTGTATCGATGACAAGTAATCATCGACTTTGGTTTTATCCCACCTATCGGGCCAAACACCTTGCATGGGTTGCGGAAAATTCGCCCACTGTTTTGACCAACGCAACATCGTTTCGCAAGTGCACCCCAAGATGCCCGCCAAGTCCTGCCTACCGTATGTAATATTTTTCAAATGGTCTGGACACTTGCGAACGCCAAAACGTCTGCGTGGTGTTTTATCAATATTATATAACGGGCGTTCGTTCTGTATAGCGAGTGTTTCCGCTGTAAAAGCAGCTTCACGCGTATCATAGGTTTCTATGGTAATCTTGACTATTTGATCATACCACGCGGCCCCGCCACGATGCGATATAGTGCGCTGTAGTATAGTGAGCGAAATACCTACATACAGCAACGTGTCATCGGCTGCGAAATGTCTATACAGCTTGCAACGATTGTTCACTGATGCACCGCCCGCCACGCGTCCACATCCTCGACGTTCCAACGCCGGGGCGACATGCCGGGAATGGGCGGGACTGAAAAACGCCCGTCATTCAACATTCTGTAGGTGCTGCGCTTGCTCCACCCCATATATAGGGCAAGCCCGGTGATCGTAAGTGTTTTCCCCGACATGGGTAACGGCATAGCCTTAGCCGTGTCTGGCGGTCAATGCCAAAACGTGCCAAATAGTGCTTGACAGCCTGTTACGCACCGGCCTAACCCTTGCACCGACTTACACAGGGATACGACATGACCCGATTGATAAACGACACGCGCGCAAAGATTGCTGACGCTACTATTACACATCGGTTCCTGTCGGATTGTTGGGCGATGCGCGACAGGCAGATCATACTTGCTGACCGCATCTATTGCGATGTTTTCCAGCGTATCGAACGTGAGACTATGGAGAAACTGCGTACAGGGATGCTTCCGACCGATGACGACATTTACGTTGAGATTGGTGACCGTGCGCACCGCTTCACCTTTAACGGTTCGTTCAGTCGCCACGGCAACGCGCCGCATTATCGACTGCGTTTGATCCTTGGAAGCGGCGAGGCGGTTTACAGGCGGTTTCCATATGACAAACACAATCAATGTGTTGAGGCATACAACGTGCGCACGTCTATTGGCTCCGACGCACAAGAATTCCTGCACGCTGCGGACGCGTTGAATAGCGCTATCACCGATGCGCACCAGCAATTGAGCGCAACGCTTGACACGTTTTTCACAGTCGAGAAACTGTTAGCCGCATGGCCTGAAATTGCGCCGTTCGTTCCGAGTGAAACCGCGCCTAAACCGCAACTTCCAGCGCTTCCGACTGCGCAACTGAACGCTTTGTTTAAGCTCCCGGTATCCGTCTGATGTTCGGCACAGATTGGCGCAAACGCGCTCAAGCCGCAGAGGTATCGTTGCGCGAAGCTGATAAGCACATAGCCGATGCGCGCCAATCGCTTGAACAGGTGCAGATGATGCACCGTGACCGGGCGGCGCTTGTGAGCATCACACAGAACGGGCGCACTCTCGCGTTCACGTTCGTTCGTAACGGTGAATTAACCGTCTGCGAAACATACAGCACAATGGAAGCCGACGTACCAGCATGGCGCGCGGCATTGCTTGACAGACTAACAGAGGAACACTGACCACCATGGCAAATCACCACATACTAAAGACACACGGTGCGGCATATCGTGCTGTGCAGCGCGGTGACAAAACCTTTGAGGTTCGCCGCGATGACCGCATGTTTCAGACCGGCGACCGCGTTACGCTGACTTGGGTTCCTAACGGTACGCCGCCGGGAGCGCCGCAGGGTTTTGCACCAGCAGCGCCGCCGTTTGGTTCTGACAAACCAGACCTTGATTTTAAAATCGGGTTCGTCCTGCGTGGCGGTCAATACGGCATTGAGCCGGGTTACGTCGCTTTCTCTCTCGCCCCTCTGGATATCTGACATGGCCCAACGCACCGTATGTTTCCGCAGCGACGCGGGAACCGATTTTGCAACCGAACATGAGGCGTTGGTTGACGACCTGCGGCACTACATCAGCGGCGTGCTAGGCAACGCAGCGGTCGCCAAGCAACTCACAGAGGCGATTGTCGCTGACCTGTCGCCGCGTGGCGAATGGGTCGGGTTCGCTTCACTCATGGCGAGCATGGAACGCACGCGCCCGGCGGAAACCATCGCAATGGACCTGCAACCCGTGACCATACAAGACGTGGTGCAGACCATCAGCGCGGGCGGCGAGATACCGCCTTACGTGTATTACAGCGCAGCACATAACAACTTTTTCGACGCCATGACCGGCAAGGGTAAAGGGACCGATTTTCACATCATGTGGGGCGAACGTCGCGACGAATTCCCCACGTCCGCTGCACCGTTCGTGATGCGTGACGCGCGCCCGGCTGACTACAGCATTACACCACCCATGACCGGTAAGCCCCTCTGATGCGCCGCCGTCGCCCTCTGACCGCCCGTGCACCCGTCACAAGCTGGCGAACGTGCACCGCCCGGTCAGAGGGCGACGAAATGGTGTGTTGGTGCGGTCTGCGTTGGGATAAAAAAGATGACCGGCCACCCTGCCCCCGCTCTCTTTAAATGGGGTTCGCCCGTCGAACGTGAGCGGCAACGGCGCATCATGCTTGCGGTGTACGCATACGCTTATGAGCTACAGGCGGCACCGCTGGTATCGGACGCGGAATTTGACGCCCTGTCGCTGCGTATCCGTCCTGATATGCGGACGGGCAATCCGGCGCTTGACGCGTGGTGGCGCACCGAATGGTCACCACACACCGGCCAATGGATACACGCGCACCCGGATTTGCCGGGTGTGGCGGCGTGGTATGAAAGATTGAAATATGCGCAACGAACTTAGAGCATACATCCTAGGTCTAATTGTCGGTTTGGTTTTGGGTCTTTTCGGTGGCGTTATGTTTATCTGCACTCTGCTTGCAAAATAACTCTTGCACCAACCGTTGCGCCGTGATTTAAGGGTGTCACAGCGGGCCGCACCGGTCACGCTTTTGGAGCGCGTACTCATGACCGTTCAAGAAATTGAAGCCGAACTGTTGAACCGACTTGACGCAAACAAGCGCCGTTCAGACAACCCGATTTTGGCAGAACACTTGGAGCAAGTACCACCAATCAAAACGCAGGGTGGTTTGTCATTTTCAATGCAGGCGAGCGCTTTTCATTATTGTTCGCCGCGCAATTCAAATGGTCCGTATGATGCGGTTGAGTTGGGTTTCCCAAGCGAACGGGTCGAGGCGTTTATGCCCTATGTCGAAGACGCCAGCGCACCAACCGAAACGGTTTATGGTTGGGTGCCGGTGAGCATCATTGCACAAGTCATCGCAGACCATGGCGGGTTCGCAGCCGCCGACTAACCCGCCCCGGCCATCCACGCCCGCCGCTCATCAGCCGCCATGTCTGCAACCGCAGCATGGCGGCACGCGATTAGCTGCGGCACCACCACGGGACACGCGACGCGCACCGCCTCAACCGCCACGGCGTCGCTGACCGTCGCCGCCTCGCGCGTGTGGTATCTGACGTTACCGTGCGTCATGCCTAGTTGCGACGCGATACGCCGGGCGCTGACGGCCTGCGGACCATCGGAGCGCCACAGGGCTAGCCCGGCGTCCAATATCGCCTGTCTGACCGTCTGCCCGTGGGTCGTGTGTGTCATCGCCCTATGATCCTCGCAACATCGTCAGGCCCGGTCACAAACCCTGCAAAGCCGCACGCGTCCCGTACTATCTGGTGAAACTTGGCTTGAGCGTTACCACGCTTGTCGCCCGGTGTTAAGCGCCACCCTTCCGGCTTAGTCTCATACGCCGTGAACACACCGAGTGAATACCCGACCATATGCGGCAATATCAGCGTTGGTGTTATGGCGATGTAATCAGATGATTTGATTTCATCATTCATTTGCTTTGATATGTTGCCTAACCCGTACCGGATTAGCCGCCCCGTTTCATCGGTGCACGCGCCATTGTTGTTTCTGAACACCGGACCATTGCACAGCCGCACATGCTGCAACTGCGCCTGTTGCGCTACCCATGCTTCGCTATGACCCTTGCTCATTGCACAGCCCCTAACATGCGCCCTACGCTCTGGTAATAATAGCCGGGGTCACGTTCAATACATATCGACCGGCGACCGGTCGCTTGCGCTGCGACAGCCGTTGTACCTGACCCGCTGCAATTATCTAAGACCAATTCGCCGGGGTTGGTGTACGTCTTAATCAGGTACTCAAAGAGCGCGACCGGCTTTTGTGTTGGGTGCAGACCGCGTTCACGTTTGAAATCTTGCACCGATGATGGCACACGTTCTGTCCCAATCATTTTAGAAACTGATTTACCAACACCATAAACGTCATTTGTTTGACCGGCTTTAGTATTGGATTTGACGGGTGTTTTCTGTCTTGCAAAACCGCTTTCGGCTCTTTGCTGCATGATGGGATTATACACCGTCCGACCTTTACCAAATACGCAAATACTTTCATGTTCTTTCATTGGAACGAATTTGACGGCTGCAAAATTTGATCCCGCATTTTTGCGCCAAATCCACTCAACCTTAAACGCTTCCGGCTGCGACATTACCAGCGCCGACGTGAACGGTTGCGAGGCGGTCAACACAACCGCCGCGTTAGGCTTACACACGCGCCAATACTCGCGCCATAGCGGTTCAAACGGTATAACTTGATCCCATGCGCAAGCGGTTGTGCCGTAAGGCAGATCACAGAGTACCATATCAACCGAACCGGCGGGTATGTGGCGCATCATGTCTAGGCAGTCACCTAACCACATCGCTTGATTGCCGATGATGCAGGCCTGCATCATAGCTGCGCCGTCTTAGCCCACATGTCTAACTCTGCGCCATCCGTGGCGAGGTTAAACACCGGTATGCTGTAGTCAGCGGCGATGCGCAGCGCTTGACCGGTGCCGCCGGTCACAGCCCCGCCCGGCGTCCAACAGACAATGAACCGCACAGGGGTTTGCAGGTCAGCGCCTAGGACGATTGCCGAATTGCGCGCGTGCAACTGTTGCGCCCCTCGCGACAGGCTATCCCATTTCGGGTGATATTTGCTAGCATGGTTGAACCACGCCGGGTTGCGCGAGGCGTTGAGCGCCACAAAAATTTCAGGCTTCACACCCGCCGATGACGACCCGACCTCAAACGCTAAATCGGCACCGTGCGCCCCGCCGCTGCGCAGCTTCCACCCGCTCATTGCGAGCATCAGCCCGATACCCTGCATGCGCTGCAACACGTCCGGTGGCGTCGCACGTGCGCCAATGCCTGCGTATAGCTTATGTGTCATAGCGGCGGGTTCCATTCTACAAGTTGACTGTCGTAACCGATCATGACCGGGTGTTTCGGGTGACCATCTGCACAGACACCCCAACAATAAAGCGGACGGTTGAGCGCGGCGGCAATTCCGGCGACCACGCGCCATCTGTTGCGAAGCTGCGGCGGCAACTTACCTAGTGCGCCCCATGCGACAACGGTTATATCGGTGGCGAGCATTGCGCTTATTATGTGATTGTCATTCAACGGGCCTATCGGGTCCGGTGCGACTTTTAGCGCATTCACATCCGTTGCCCTGAACCCGTGCTTGTTGACGATGCTGTACCGCGACCAATTGAGCCGCGCGCCGAACCCGTCAAGCTTTCGCTTGGTCGCGTCCGATACGACACCATCCGCCGTTGACGGGTTGACCATGCACACCGACGCACTAGGGCCGTCGCCTGTTAGCTCTTGCTCAATGAGGTATCGGAACAACCCACACGGACTGATGACGGCGCGGCACGTCATCGATACCATCCCTCTACCGTTGCGGCTAACCGCTCCATATCCTCGCGCGGTTGCGCCATCGCCTCTAGGACGCTGCAACCCAATGTCATGTATATGCGCTTGTGCGTCTCACGGTCGCTGCGACCCTTGGAACGCTGCACCCCGGCGTACTGATTAAATACCGCCTCAAGCCGTTGCTGTGCCTGTATGCGGGCAACTTGCTTGTTGGCGATGCTTTGCCCCGCTGCGCCCCCTGCGACGGCTGCGACACGCCCGCCAACCGCGCTAGGTTCCTCAAGCATCGCGGCGGCGCGCATGGCGGCTAGCGTCTCACGGTCTAACAGGGTCATATCCCCGTCAACCACGTCCAAGGTGCGCGCCCCGCCGACAGGTGCAGGCGGTTCCATGCCGCACCACGGACAGGCGGGCAACACGCGTTCATATGGCTTGCTGCAATGGCGACACCCGGTCAGGTCGATTAATTCCGGGTCGGGTATGACCTTGGCTTTTTTGTCGCGCCGGTCGAGTGACCACGCGTGGAATTTGTCAGGGTAACCGTGGCGCTTGAAATTACCGACCATATCGATAATCAGGCCGTACAGCTTGCCAAGCATCAGACGCAGCGCACGCCCGAACTGTTGCAGGTACACGGCAAGCGAGCCGGTTGGGCGGGCCATGATCACGCATTCACACGCTGGTACGTCGAAACCTTCACCGAACAAATCGACGTTGACTAGCACGGTCAACCGACCGTCACGGAACCGCTTGATGTACTCGCGACGCACGGCGCGGTCAGTCTCGCCATTCACCGCCGCTGCGGTGATGCCAAACGCGTTGAATTTCGCTGCGACCTCGCCCGCCGTCTCAACGTCCGTGACGAATACAATTGTGCGCTTGCCGTATCCAAATTGCAGATACCGCGACACGATATCACCGACGATGCGAGATTTTTTCGACAGCACCCGTCCGCGCTTGGGTGACAATTCGCCTTCCTTGTTGAAATCATCCGGCCCGGCTTCCAAGTCGGACGTTGGGCACACAAGCTCATAATCACACAGCGCGCCCATATCGATCAATTGGCGCATGTTCGGCCCGATCACCATGTGATCCGCTAGACCATCATGGTGCGACCCTAGCCCCATACCGTCTGTACGCGAGGGCGAAGCGGTTACCAACAACCCTTTCGCGTTGCGGAACATACCGAACCCGCGACCCCATTTGTTGGATTTTAGCCAGTGGTGCCCCTCATCACCGCACACCAAATCGACTTGTTCGCACCACGACTGCAACTGCGACGCACGGGCTAACAGTGTATCGATTGCGGCAACCGCTGCGTTTGCATCGGGGTTTACGAATGAACGCCCGTACAATTCGCGGTGTTCTGCGACGATGCCGGAAACCACATCCTTTGGTGCAATGATGCGGTGGAATATGCCACGGGACGCCACATGTGATGACAGTTGCGACACAAGCTCTGTGCGGTGCGCAACCTCTGCGGTTACCGCTCCCGCGCTGTGTTCACGCTGCACAATGTTGTTGAGGTATACGGACTTGCCGCCGCCTGTCGGAAGCACGCCCAAGACGGTGCGCGCGCCACCCGTCCAAGCGTCGTAAGTCTCGCGCTCCATTTGCGCTTGATAAATGTCGCGTAGGTCGCTCAAGCGGCACGCACCAGAACCATGATTAACCACACACCTTGCGATGTTGGGCCGCTCATCATTACCTTGATCCACGCCGGATCATGGAACACCGCGCCACCCTTGCACACAACGACATGATCACCGCCGCCGGGCATACCGCCAAAAAGCATATAAGGCGCATTCGGGTTGGCGGTGCCGAATTGCGTAACAATCTCGTCACGCGTCCCGCTCTCGCCGCCGCTAAGTACCACAACCACCAAGCCTTGCGATGCGAGATATTCCACCATGCGCGCGTGCCCTGTGTCACCGTCGCAGCCGTCGTGGTAAAAGTGCGGCACATCCTCGCTATCCAGCGACAGCATGGTTGCGATACAGGCGCGCAGACAGTCGCCGTATTTGCCCTCATCGGGCTTGTGCGGAACAAGGCAATTGGCGGGTATCATGCGGTCAACCATGCCGGAAGCGTTGCGGGCGTCACTAGCGCATCTTCACCCTCTGGATACGATGCTAGTATTGCACACCAATTCGGATCGATACTGTCGCGCAACAGCGCACCCCGGTTCGCGTCAATCCGTTCCTCAAACACAACCGCACCGGACGGGCTTGCGCGCGACAGCATGACGATTGTGTCAGTGTTCCAATACATCGCCCCGCTTGCCTCCGGTGCCGGTTCGCGCACGCGGTCGAACACCTGTCGCCACCCGTCGAATTTGCTGCGCTCCGCATCGAATATGACAGGGTTGGCGGTGTGCAGATAACCAAGCGTGGTTTTAGCGCTCGCAAGTCCGAATTCGGGCAACACCGTAATCGTCAGATTGCTATTCCATGGCGCCTCTTGAGCGCATTGCGCCATCAACGCAGCATCGTTGCGAATGTGAATGACGCCGGGCACCACGTCCACTAGCAGCCTCTCACAGACTACAAACTTACTATTGCTAGCGACGGCCAACCCGTTATCGATGCGGACGCTATCAAACCACGGACCATATTTGTCGGTGGCTACACTCATAAGACGTGTCAGCGTCTCGCAAGGAATTACATAATCGACCATGGCGCTATTCTCCTATTGCGTGCTTTAGCCGGGCGGATAAAAAATAGCTAGACCTAGCCCGGTATAATGTTTATCACGGTCGGACATTCTCGCCATAGGAGCTAACCCAAACCATGAAGCTATCCCTTATGATCGAAGGTAGCGCAGCGGTAATTGCCGCCGTTCTCGCCTCGCTACCGGACGGCGCAGCCGTCGCCGCTCCGGCACCCTCTACGCCGCCCGTTCCGCCGATGCCCGCCGCACCCGGTGGCGACGATGACGATACGCAGCCGGGCGATACCGCAGCCGCACCGGGTCAGGTGGACGCCAACGGCATTTCACATGACGCCCGCATTCACAGCGAAAAGCCGACGTTGACCACCAAGGGTCTATGGCGTCAGCGGCGCGGCGTCAGTGATGAGCTAGTTGCGCAGGTCGAAGCGGAACAACGCGCTGCCCGCGCTCAAGCCCCGGCCCCGGCGCTTCCTACACCACCCGTCGCCCCTCCGGTTCCCATGCCCGCGCCCGTCCCCGTGCCGCCAATTCCCATGGCACCGCCGTTGCCCGTCCCTCCGGTCGAAGCGCCGCCAATCCCCATGGCACCGCCTCTCGCGCCGCCTATGCCCGTACCGCCCGTGGAAGCCGCCCCGGCACCGCCTCTCGCGCCTCCGATGCCTGCACCAGCCCCGGAGCCTGTCGCCGCAGCCGTTGACCCTGCAACGCTGGATTTCAGCGGCTTCATGCAGCAAATCGGCCTGAAAACCCAAATTAAGGGTGCGGACGGCCTACCGCTGATTACGCCGGAATATATGGCTGAACTGACGCAGAAAATCGCAACTGCGTTCGGCGTTACGCTCAACGTCATCACCGACGTTATCGTGTTGAATGATCCTCGCATTGTGCCTTGGGCCGTTCAGGTGATGCAACAAGATGGTCGCTGGTAAACAGTGACACAGGGGAACGCAGGCATGTTTGTAACGACCGCAGACGCACTACCACGCATCATCGCATGCGAAGGTTCGCGCAACATGCCTGCGTATCCTCCCGCCGATACAGTTTTTTACGATGATGCGGGCGCACCGTTACCGCCACCCGATACAACGGCACGTGATGAGGGAACCGCAGCGCACTATATGGCGCTCGCCGCGTTCAACAACGCTTGCACGCTTGAGGAATTGATTGACCGCAAGGCACCCAACGGAATTTATATGTCGGGTGACATGGCGGAACACGTTGCGCAGTATTTGTCAGAACTTGACTGCGGCGAAATGGAAACCGACACGTCATTTGGTTGCGACGTGTGGCGCGTAAACGGTCGCGCCGATCACATCAAGTGGCGACCCGATACCGGTGTTTTGACCGTTGATGACCTGAAATACGGTTGGCGGTTGGTTGAGCCGCAGGGGCATTGGTCGCTGATTTGGCATGCCATCGGTTACTGCGTCACACGCCAGATACAGCCGACACGGATTGACTTACGGATACACCAGCCGCGCCCGTATCACCCTGACGGCATTTTGCGCACGTGGTCTATCGACTATGCGACGCTCATGGCGCTTTACACCGAACTGCACACCAAGCTTTCCAGCCTTGGCGACATACTCAACACGGGTCCGCAATGTCAAGGTTGCCACGCGCTCGCCATCTGCCCGGCGGCACACGCTGCGGCGCTCAACGCGATTGATGCGAGCGAACGCGCCGTACCTAACGACATACCCGATGACGCGTTGTCGTATGAATTGGACGTGAAAACGACTGCGCTCGCTACGCTCACAAACCAGCTTGAGGCATTGCGCGAAATGGCGTCGCATCGCATCAGCACGGGTCGCGTCATACCGAATTACGGGCGTGACCCTCAATACGCAAACACCCGGTGGAAAGCCGGGTTAGATGCGGCGACATTGAGCATGGCGACGGGTAAGGATTTGACCAAGCCCGCCGGGTTCGTCACACCAGCGGAGGCAAAACGCCGGGGCGTCCCGGCTGCGGTTGTCGCCGCCTTCACCGAACGCCCGTTAATCGGCGCAAAGCTGGTACGTTCCAGCGCAACAACGCGGGCAAATCGTCTGCTAGGCAAAAGAGGATAAGACACCATGAGTAAGGACGGCGTTGAGCATCAGACCGGTTTGGGTCGCTTGGTGTGGGGTTCGGTGACGACACCGCGTGTAAAGCGCGACAACACCACCAAGCTACCTGTAATTGACCCTAAGACGGGTAAAGAAATCATGGAAATCAGTTTCGGGGTTGCGTATCCCAAGGCTGAATTCGCAGCGAACACATGGCCCGTCATGGCGCAAGAGATTGCGAGCGCATACCCGTCCGGTATCCCCGGTCGCTTTGCGTACAAGTATGTGGACGGTGACACGGTTGACAGCAAGGGTGTGCCTTACAGCAACCGCGAAGGTTACGCCGGTTGTATCGTGCTTGGGTTCACGCAACGGGTTAACGAGTATTTCAGCAGCGTTCCGATTTTCAAGCTGAACCCGACAACCGGCGGATATGATCAACTTGCGCCGGAAGCCATCAAGTGTGGCGATTACGTGTCGGTTGCCACGCACTTTAAGTGCGAACCGGCTGTAGGCACCAACACGCCCTCAATCTATGTGAACCCCCGTGCGGTCGAATGGGTCGCTTACGGCCCTGAAATCGTCACCGCCAACGCGATTGACCCCAAGGCGGCATTCGGCGGGCGCACCTATGCCCTCCCGCCCGGCGCGTCCACTACGCCGGTCCACACGCCCGGCGCTGGTGCGATGCCCGGCATGGGCGCTGCACCGCCGCCTGCGGCTCCCGGTGGCATGCCGGGTATGACCCCGCCGCCCGCCATGGCTGCACCGCCCCCGCCGCCGCCAATGGCACCCCCTGCGCCTCCCGCCGGGCCTGTGCGACCTACGGACCCGGCGCACATTCATGCCGCCGGTACGCCCGGCGAGCATTGGCTGATCAACAACGCGTGGGTGCCCGCGCCGCAGCTTCCGCCGCCTGCGCCCGATTTCGTCGCTGGCGTGACCGGCGCACCTGCGGCACCGGGTATGCCTGCAATGCCCGGCATGCCCCCGCGTTGAAACCGTCTGTAAGACGTGTGGCGTCCGTGGCGGGACGCCATGCCCTTACGGGCGGCGAGGTTATCCCTGCCTAGCCGACGATATCCCATTCTGACCCGGCCCGGCGTGCTACATGTGCGCCGGGCCGATTAGCGAGCGCACATGAGCATTTTTGATCAAGCCATCGTGTATGACATTGAGACGCTTCCGAATTGTTGGACGTTGAGCGCAGAGGCGTTGCACGGTGATTGGCGCAGCACATGGGAAATCAGCGAGTTTCGCGACGACCGTTACCAGTTGTTTGATTGGTTGCACTATCTGCACACGTTTCAGATACCTATGATCGGCTTTAATAACGTCGGATATGACTACGTTATATTGCACTACATTTGGACGCATCCCAACTGCACTTACGCAGACATTTACGCCAAAAACCAAGAGATTTTCGCGTCACAAGGAGACAACCGATTTGGGTTGATGATATGGGCGAATGAGCGACTTGCGCCGCAGGTTGATCTTTTCTTAGTGCATCACTTCAATAACAAGGCCAAAACCACCAGCCTTAAGGCGCTGCAAATCAACATGCGGTCGCGCACCGTAGTTGATAGCCCCATTGTGTTCGGTCAGCCGATCACCGAGACCGACCGCGACACAAAGCTAATCCCGTACAACGTCCATGACGTGACCGAGACCAAGCAATTTGCGCATTACTCCATGAAAGCGCTTTTGTTCCGCGAAGGTCTGATACCGCAATTCGGTGTTGACGTTCTAAACTACAACGACACCAAGATTGGCGCGAAAATCCTTGAACAGCGCCTAGGTGATCACGTCTGCTACGACCGCAGCAGCGGGCGCAGAGTGATGCGTCAAACCGCCCGGTACAAGATTGCGCTGGCTGATATCATTTTTCCTTACATTCGGTTCAGCAACCCGGAATTTCAGCGCGTGCTAGCGTACATGCAGTCGAAGGTTCTGACCCCTGACGACCTTGACGACCCCGATGCGGTGATCAAAACCAAGGGTGTGTTTAGCGACCTGTCGGCGCACGTCGGCGGGTTGGAATTCCATTTCGGGACAGGCGGAATTCACGGGTCGGTTCCGCCGCAACGCGTCGTTGCGAGCGAGGATTGGTTGATACGTGATATCGACGTGACCGGCCTGTATCCTTCAATCGCCATCGTCAACCGGCTAGCCCCGGCGCACCTTGGCGACGTATTCGTTGACGAATACGCCAAGCTTCCTCAAGAGCGCGCCTTGTATGCAAAAGGCACGGTTGAGAACGCATCTTACAAGCTTGCGGGTAACGGCACATACGGCAACAGCAACAACAAATACAGCCCGTTTTACGACCCACAATTCACCATGACCATTACAATCAATGGTCAACTTATGCTTTGCATGCTTGCGGAATGGTTGCTGGCCGTCCCCACGTTTCAGATTATTCAGATCAACACGGACGGTATCACGTACAGGATACACCGCGACCACGAACCGCAGGCGGTCGAGATACAAACGCAATGGCAGGAATATACAAAGCTTACGCTTGAGGATGTGTCGTACAGTCACATGTGGATACGCGACGTTAACAACTACATAGCGCGAGACACCAAGGGCAAGCTTAAGCAAAAAGGTGCGTATTGGCACCCGACACCCGGCGAGGGTTACGCCGCGTCCATATCGGAGGCGTCGCCGCCGTCGTGGCATAAAGACCTAGGCAACATCGTAAGCATTCGCGCCGCTGTCGCCGCCATGGTGCATGGTATCGACCCGGAAACGTACATTAGGCTGCACTCGGACCCGTTTGACTTTATGTGCCGCGCCAAGGTGACCAAGGCGGATAACCTGTACCTAGGCGGCGTCGAAATCCAGCGCACCAGCCGGTATTACGTGGCGCTCAACGGTGCGCAGCTAACCAAGGTCGCGCCACCCAAAGGACCGCCGGGCGCGTTCAAGAGGGCACCCAAGGTCACGGAAGCCGACTACAACAAGCGCATGGCTGAAACCGGCGGCGCATGGTGTGAAACGGTCTGCACCAAAAACAAGAGCAAGTACGACGCCGTAACCACCAGCTTTGAAGCCGGATGGCTTGTCGCAGAGTGCAACGACGCTGCGGCGTTCCGTTGGGATAACGTGAATTACGCGTATTACGTCGCGGAGGCACGCAAACTGATTATTGCTTGACACCTGTTACATGTGGTCGTACACGGGTGTCACAGCGGGCCGCACCGGTCACGCGCTTTAGGGATTAAGACCGATGTTTCGCATTCAACAATCTATGCAAGCCAAGCTTTTCGCTAATGCGCGTGAAGCTCTTAACGCGGCGCTAGAAATCGAAGCGATCAACGAAACCTACATTGGTTACGAAATCGAACCGTTGATGAAATACGACGGGCGCAACCTTACCGTTTCGGGGTTCCAAGTACGTTGCAAAGATATCAACGGCTTTGGTATCGGTTATATTGCTGAAATCTAACCCGGCCTCGCGGCATTCACCATCGTTTCGCACCGCTGCATTATCCCCACGGATGCAGCGGTGCGTTCGTTTGCCTTGACCCGTTGACCGCCCTCAGACACGAACGCCCCCGCCCAATCCCGTACAGCGTCCATGGCGTCATCTAGGGCCGCCTGTAGAACCGTAGCGCGGTCAGCGCCCGGCGGCGTCGCGCGGGGCGTCCTAGCTGCCGGGAGGGGCGTACCGGGCACCGGAATGACCCATGCGTCAGGCACCAGCCCGGCGCAGCTAGCGGGCGGGATGCTCACAATAGGACGCGTCACGCAGGCACAGAGCGTCAACGACAGCGCCGCGCACGTCAGCAGGGTTTTCCGCATGGTCTATCCTCTCAAGAGCGACCGCCGTAGCGGCGTCAATCTTTGTCTCGCGCACCGACTGCGCCGCAACCTCGTTGACCGCATCAGCCGCAGCATCAGCCAACGCCGTACCGCTTGCCGTGGTCTGTTCCGCCTGTGCCTCCGCTTGCACATGCAGGCGGTGTGACACGGCGCGGAAAATCACCAAACCACCAAGGATGAACAGACAGATGAGCGCGGCGAACAACACCCACTGTGCGGCGCGTTCGCCAATCTTACCCACAAGCCATGTCATTTCGCATCATCCGCAATGTGTACAGGATCATCTGCCTTGCCGGTTGCGCTCGCATCGGTCGCAGCTTGCGCCGCTTGTGCGGTCGCCGTCGCGGCGTTAGCGGTGGCATGCAAAGCGTCAAACGCCTTGCCGGTGTTCTCTGCCTTGATATCGTCACCCTTGTTCGCTGCAAAGTGAAACGCAAGAATCATGTTGAGGACGCCGGTAAGTGCAACGGCCTGTATGATGACTTTGAATACCTCAACATCCCAAAGTGACTTATCATGCTGCGCCATCCGCAACAGATAGAACAACAGCACAATTACCGCGATAGTCACCCACTGGCGTTCAGAAAGTTTCGCACGCCGTTGGTCCCAACGGTCAAGCATCTGCCAAAATGTCATTTCAACACCGCTTCCATAACGAACGCAACGACTGCGGCCATGATGCCTGTGCCTAGGATTGTGAGCGGTAAGAATGTGCCGCGCCATTGCGCGTTCTGTAGCTCAAGCTTGCTGATGCGGTCGAATGCAGTTTCTTTGAGTTTCTCGCGGTCGCTCTTGTACTTTTCGAACTCCGCTTTGAATTCCTGCAACTGCCCCAAGGCGTTCTGTGTTTCCATTTTGATCACACGGTCGCGAACGTCTGTAACGGTCGTTGACAATGAAATCAGACTGTCGCGAATTTGCGACAACACAAGTACGGTTGCGTCAAGGCGCGGATCATCGCGCGGTATTTCTTCACCGTTGAAATTCAGGTGCGGTAACATGTCGGGTGTCTTACGCGGCGGCATGTACCAGACCTGAATTTAGGGGTGATTTGTTCGCCGTTTATAACCTCTTAACGCGAGAACGCCAACGCCGCATCGGACAGGCTGACATGGTAGTTGAATTCACGGAACCCGGCCCCGTTATAGCCGCGCACGAACGGTACGCAGCTTTCCGGGTCGCCCGGCTTACAGGCGCGCAATTCATCCTCTAGACCCTTCATCTGCACGAACCGGGCGAAGCTCTCTAGGTGCGCCGGTTCGCCGCCCGTGGCGAGCGTCTGAACCATATCCCATGGCGACGCATATCCCATGCCTAGCCAATTCTCGCCTAGCACCTGAAACGCGCCCCATGAGCATGCAGACAGGGCGGCATGCGGGTCTAGGGCCATGGCGCGGCACAGCTTGCCATATTGCGCCGACAAGGCACCATAACCGCCCCGCCCATACGGCCCGCCCGACAGGTCAGGAACCGCAAGGTTGAACCGTCCGACCGGCGCACTGTTGCGAGCGAATACGTGGCGTTCGTATAGCGTCGTTGGACGCCCGGCGGGGTCATACGCACCGCGCGGCGCTTCCACCTTGTTGACGGCTCGCACGATGGCGAGAGGCGCACGCAGGTCAGATGCGGTGCGCTCGAAATCTGCCAACGTCAGCCGCGCCGGGTTTGCGTTGGTCAGCTTGGCGAGAAACGCCGTCTTTGACTTGTCGCCAAACTGACCATCGACCGTGACGCCGATTGACGTTTGCACGTCACGGACGGTTACGCGCGTCATGATTGTTGGTCGGGTGCGAAACCGGACGGGGCGGGCTTCTCAACCGGGCGATGCGTGCGCAATTCGTATTCGTCGCTTGGCACCTTGTAGGTTTTGCCTACATCCTGCTTGATAATGTTGCCCGTCATCTTGTGCACAACGTCGTACTTTTGCATCTGTCCAACTTCCTTAGATTGTCAGGCCGATTTTAGCGGCTTCGTTGGTGATCATGGCTTTAATTTCGCCAAGTTGCGTGGCGTTCAACTGCTTGCGATAGAACAACTCCGCAAAGTGACGCGATGTGCCGGTTTCACCGATACGCACCAAGCCTATGCCGCCGGTCGGTGTGCCCGTAAAGGACGTGGTTGCAACAAGCGTCATGGTATTGCTACCGGGCACGCCACGGTACAGATAGCCGATCGTTGGCGTGATCACGAACGCATGACAGATAAAATTCGTACCACGCCCCGGTGTGACGATACCCGGCCCGGTCGCGTTGGAATTCGCACCAGCGAACGCATAACCAACCGTGGTGTTGTCTGCCTGATCCTGAATAAAGAGCGCATCACCCACGGACGCGTTGCCGATCACCCGATGGTCAGCAGATGCGGGCGTTTTGGTGACAATGAAAATCGTCGCCACGCCGCCGCTCGACAACAGGTCCACACCGGAGAATGGAAGCAACGCGTAATTCGTGTCACCGAACGTGACGCCGGTTGCATCAGGCCCAACAGGGCCGATAAGCGTGGCGTCTAGCCCATTTTCGCTCACGTCGCGACCCGGCGTAGGCTCAAGCGTCAGCGACCACAGGTAAGCGGCCATGGGTCCGATACCGTCGAAAAACGGAAAGTTTACATCAACGCCGAACCCTAGCCCCGAATAGTCGGCGTCAGAATTTACAAATACGTGCTTGGTCATTTTCTATCCGATCACAGGGAATAAGCGCGGGCGGCAAGAGCGCCCATGTCAGCTTGAGCGATGATGTTAGGGTGCACGTTATCCTCAACGAACCCTTGCGAATTCGCCCTGTCCCATACACCGAAATGCTGCGGCAAGTCGAGTATCGGACCCACATTCAACCGACGCCCGGCGTTGCGCACGGCTTCCATATACGGCGCTTGAATGCTCAACGGTTGCGCGGTGAAGCGGGACGGGAACGGCACCACAAAGTTAACACCGATGCCCGCCGTTTGTAGCGCCTGCCCAATGCTGACAAGGTTGGTAAAGGTTTCGGATGCTTGGATAATGTCGCCCGGCGTATAAGTGCGGCTCATCCAATCGTTCACACCAATGGCTAGCGTGACGTGATTGATTGCGAGGTTGCGCAGCGCGTTAAGAGGTTGCCAAGGGTTAGTCGCAAGCAACCAATCGCGAGTAGAGGCACCAGCCCAACCCATGTTGATAATGTCTAGCTCCGGTGCGGTCGTCATGGCGATACCGCCCGCGACACGCACCACGGCTGCGGATTGCGACTTGACGCCGTAGGTGTGCATCCCCTCTGACGCGGCGGTGACGGTGTAGCGAGTGAACCCCGCCCCTGCACCCACGCTGACGCTGGAAACCGTCACACCGTCAATTTGCAAATCTGCGGTGGACGCGACACCCGAATTGGCAATCCAGAATTCGTAACTCTTGGTCGCCTTTTCCGGCGTGAACACCAGCGGGCGCAAGTCACCATTGGAACTATACACGTACCCGCCAACGGTTTTAAGTGACGTGAGTTTCAACCACCCTGCACCGCCGCCGTCCGCTTTAGGTATGGTGATACGCGGGTCAGCGTCGTTGAGCGCGAGAGTGCCGCCCGGCCCGCTGAAACCCGTACCGCCTTGTTCACAGTTACCGCCGCCCGCCCATGATTGCGTGCTACAAGGCAAACCCTGTGCAGTCATAATACGGGCCATGTGGTTGACCCACGAACCCTTGCGCCCGTTGGCGATACCAAAATACGCATCAGTTGAGCCGAAATACGGCATGGTGATGCTATCACCCGCAATCGCCATGCGCTGACGCACACCGTTGCGCACGTTCGCAAGCATTTTACGAATTGTAGCGCGTTGTTGCGGCGCGGCGTTGTGGACGGCTTGGGTGTTGGAGCGATTTTGACGGTCTGCTCTGAAAGTCTGTGTTTTGCTCTCAATCGCTTTGTAACCATCGTCATCAGTGACGACCAAGCCGCCCGCCGCCGATGACTTTTCCAGACCGCCACCACCACCGCCGGAACTACCGTTGAACCCACGGACGCGAGTAGGTCCAAGCGACGCCAGAACAAAGCCGTTGCCGTCACGAAATACGAAATCTTGCGACGCGCTTTCGACCAAGATCATTGTGTCGTCTAGGCGGTCGATAAGTGGTTGTTGATTGAACGCAAGACCGGTCGCAACCCACGAACCTGTACCGGTGCCGCCAATCTTGCGATAAAGCGCATTGCCGCCTGAAATGACAATTGCGAGTTTATTTGCAACCGGCGTCAGGTCCAAATTCATCGCGGTTAGCGTGTTGTATATTAGGACGCCGGTTAGCGCTTCCGCCGTGCCGATAGCCTCAACGGTGTCAGCAAGCGCCGTGAACGCCGCTAGGGTGCCCTCCCGCGACGGCTTGTAGTCCGCAACCGGCGGGTTTCCGTAAAGCGCCTCGCGGAGTGTCTGTACCGGGTCCGTCATGGCAAATCCTAGCTGATGGCTTGACCGTGTTTAGTCGAAATTCGCGCACTACGGTAGGTCATATTGCGATGACCCGCCGGGCACGCCACCACCGCCTCCCGACCCGCTGCCCGTCGCAGGAACCGTGAAAAAGCCGACATAGTGCCGCCCCGGATACGCCGCCGAAACGTGCGCGTCGTTGTCGTCGGCGTACAGGTTGTAAGTCACCGCACCACCCACACGCGCCGGGTCGTCGTAACCGATTGAGCGCGTGTCACCTACTGCAAGCCCCGTCGCGATAGCTGCACCATCCACAGCCACATCCGCGTGACCGTCTGAATATCGGCGCGTGTGATCATCAATGGTCAACGCGCCCGTGCTATCAACATGTATGACAGGTGTTCCCGCTGAAACCTCTACGATCCAACTGTTGAGTGTAGCGACCTGATTAGCCACAGGCGTCAGAGTGTAAAGCGATGACCAAGCTGTGACAGAACCGCCCGACGATGACGAACGCCACCGTACCTTGTACTCAACCGACGAATTAACCGTACCACTAATGGCAAACGAATTGAGCATGTCAACAGACATATCAAGCCATTGAGCGGACGGTAGGTCAACACTCGCGATGTATTGGAATTGATACACCACATCTTCGCGAGGCGGTGCAACAAACGTGGCATAAACACGACTGTCGTTGAACGCGACCGCCACACCAGCCGGTACATCTGGTGCGCCCGTCCGCACGGTGTCATTGACGACCGGCGCGGCGCGTTCCTCGCCGCTCAACAGCGTCCACCTATTAGCGTCCACAGGCACGATCCCAAAGCCGCAGAAAAAGCCGTTAGTATCCACCTCAACCGGCGTTGCGATTTCGTGATCACCTGAAAACGTGTTGTCGTATAGCAGGTTTACAATGCGCTCTTGACGGGCACGCAGCCCGCGCAATCCTACGGTTGGCAAAAGCTTATAACGCGGTTGCGACCGCATACCTATTGCCTTCGCAAGCGTCATCGCCTGCCCGTGGTTCTGACACGTGATGATATCGATGGTTAGGAACGTTGCGGCTTCACCGGGCACATAGTAATTCGGGTTGTACCAAGCCGCCGCCGGTTGAACGGTAAAATTGGCTTCCGGTGACATGTACCGGACAATCACGCCTTGCGTCTCGCTCTCGCCGTTCTGCGCCTCAACGCTTTCCATTCCGACGATATCACGGTTGCGCGTCAGCTTGAGCGTTGGCGCGACGTAATACCCGACACGCGGCCAGCATTTGCCGTCGCTATCGAACATTAGAACCGCGTCCATGCTCATCAGTATTTCTTGTTCAGCGGTCGCGCGCTCTTTATCCTCTGGTATCGACGTGCCGCACATGTAGCGTTTGCGCGACCCCGCCAAACTGCTAACCATCTGATCACAGATTGCGGCTTGCTCCGCTATGCGCGTCCAATTGATATCAGTGCGCGGCTTGTTGCGACCGTAGCGATGCGTGCGGAACCAAGCCCAAATAAGGACGGGGTTTCCTTGGTTGTATTTGTAGGTTGACGGTACACCGTTGGTCTGCGTGCCGTCGCGCGGGTCATACGCATTCGACCATTCACCAATGACACCAACCGCCGGTTCGCCTAGACCGAACGGCCCGCGCCATTTGTAAATTTTGTATCGATCCTCCATACTCAACGCGCCCATTTTGACGACGCTGTAGGTGGTTCCAACAAGCTTGTGCGCGGCGGTCCAAGTCGGAATTGCAGCGGTCAGCGCAGCGATGCCCGGCGGTGTCGGGTTGCTCTCTGTGTACGTGGTTGTGAAAATCTGCACATACGGCACACGCGTACCGCTTCCGGTGTACAATTCCTTTTTGTCGTTTAAGCAAAACTCATTGGTGGTGACATAGCCTGAACCGTCAACAGTCACAGGGATATCGTCAAGGATGTACGAATAACCCGGCTTTAGAATACTGTCGGCGTGCACGACAACGTACCAAAAGTTACCGAGTGCATCAAACTCACCAAACAGGACGCCGCCGCCCTGACGCATCTTACCAGCCGCCAACCAACGCGGCGGTTCAGTGATGCGCACGTTGACCTTGCCCGCCTCTACATTCGTTCCCGTTCCTTTCTTTGTGAACAGGGATTGAATGAGCGGGATACCAACACTTAGAACGATGGACCCGATGACGTTTGCAAGGAACGCGTTAGCCGCAATCCACGTACCGATTGCCGTTGCCTGAAACGCCGCATACGCCGTTGCGACGTATGATGCGATTGCAGCGAATGCAGCGGCTACAGGGGGCATGTCCAAGCTTTCATGATGCGAGCGAACCGGCGCGGTATTTCACACACGCCCATGGTGCGCCTAAAGGCGAACCCCTCGCCTGTGCAAAGCGCCCCGTAAGGTATCGCAAGCGACGCCGGGCCGATACCGCCTAGATTGATCACCGCCACGTCGCCCCTGACCGGCTCGCGCGTCTCAAGCCAACCCATGCGGGCAACAAGGGCCATAGCGCCGCCTGCGGCGTCCATAGCCGCCTGTGCGCCTTCCTCTGTGTCGTAGGTGCCCCGGAACCCGCTCGCCACGTCCACAGCGCCATTCCGTGCGCCGTAATCGCCTATGGACAGCAGGCAGTCGGATTGGCCCCATACAAAGCCCGTGGTGCGCCACAGGTGCAAGGTTTCATCAACGGTCATGGAATTTGGTACGTGCGGTTCGCCAGCAACGCGAGGAATTCGCACCCGCGATCATCGGTTACACCCAATTCCTTCGCACGCTGCTTTTGTATCGTGTCAGCATATGTACCGCCGGGCACGTTTGAGCGGCCAAAGTTGTTGTCTTTGGCGGTGACGTTGATTTTATATTTTGTAATGATTTTGCCGTCGTTGTCAGCCTCTAGGACTTCCGAGAACTTAGATGATAACATGACCAGTTGTTGAAAGTATGCAATCGGTGTCATCGGGCGCAATGCTTCACCCTCTTTGACCACCACCATGTAACAGGTAACATTGCGCTTGGTTACGCGCCATTGCTGCGCTTTGATCGCTTCATACAGCGCACCCGCCGGTTGACCGGGCAAGTCAAATAGCGTCATGCCAAGCGTGTAAGTGGCGCTTGAGCCGTCGCGCCCGTCTTGAATGGCGGGCGTCTGATGTAAGTCGCGGTCGTTGGCGTCAATGGTTCCAAGCCATACGTTGCCATCCTCTGTGAACAGTCGCCCTTTGCCTTGCCACAGGCGCAAGGGATAGCCGTTGAAATCATAGAACCACAGGCGGCGCACCATGATGCGTATATCACTTAGCGCGTCGTCATCGCCTAGGTATTCATCTATCAGGTCGTAGAACGCACTCATACGATGACCTCGCTAAGTGTGATCATACCTAGTTGTATGTTGCCGTTTTGGTCTGCGTCATATGTTGTGCGAAAGTCACTCGCCTTAATCTGACCCAAAAAGTACGGGCGCAGCAAAGCAATTTCATTGATACCAATGGTTGAGCGCAAAGGCGGCTTGGTGACGACAGTGGCAATACCCGCGTTGTCGTATGAGATTTCATCAACAAGATACGATACGTTACCGTGTCCGAATACGTGACCGGCTTGTAGGATCGGACCTTGTGCGGTCATGTCGATTTTTACAACGTTCGTGCCCTCAAGCGCGACCGCAGTAAACCCGGCGATGGTGTCACCGGCCCAATTCTGTTGATTAGACCATTGCACATCAGGGTAGAAGCCTTGCGCACCCCACGGCACACCGCCGCTGCGCAACGCAAGAGCGCCCGCGACCTGCGGTGTCGGCGCAAGGCGAATGCGCAGTATCTCGCCGTTGGTTTTCGACATGAGCCATGATGCGATTGGGTAAACGAATTCCGCGACCTGCATGGCGGGTTGTATTTCAAGCATGCTGTAACCGCCCGGTTCAGGTGACGACACCCGCGCACCGCCCCGCGTGTAACCGCCGTCCACAACCGCACCCGGCACCGAAAACAGTTGCTTGCTGATTTTGATGTTTGGGAATTCGTAAATGCGCGGTGTGATGGTCATTAGACAATTGCCCCGTCGCGTTGGTATTGCGAGAGGAGCGGAACAACCTCGCGCTTCATTTCGTCTTTAGCCACCTGCGCAGCGCCCTTGGCGATGTTCTGCACATCGGCACCGCTAAGGACGCCTTCAAACGTTTGGTACACGTTGATAGGGGCGTGAACGCTCACACCGCCGCCACCAGCGCCGCCACCGTACATTTGGACGCCTAGCGAGCCGTCAGGGCCGCGCTGTAGCGGTACGACAGCTTCCTTGCCCGCCTCGCCTGCCAAGGTCGCCCCGGCGGCGTGTGCGATCATCGTGGGTCTGCCTAGAACCTCGCCCTTTGCCGCCGCTGTGACCTTTCCGCCGCCGGTCAAACCCGACATTGCAGCCTTAAAGATAGTCGAAAGGAACCCGCCGCCGCCTTTACCCTTGCCACCCGAAAACAGACCGTCAACCGCTGCATCAAGCAGCTTGTCCAAGACTTTGTTTAGCACGTTGACCACGGCGTTACCGAACGTGCGCCACAGGCTTTCACCTTGCTTTAGACCGCTCGCCAGATCACCAATGAACCCACGCGTTGCGGACTTGGCAAAGTCGAGTGCTTCCGTGGTGCGACGAATTGCAATCTCTACATTGGATTGTTCACCCGCAACCTGCTTTAGCGCCGCTATGTCGTCGGGCGTAAGGTTGATGTTCTGCGCACGTGCTGCGGCAAGCAACACATTTTCATTGCGCAGCCTGATTACCTCGTCGGCGTTCAGACCGATGTATGACAGTTGCTCTTTAAGACCCGTGGTCGTTTCCATGCTGCGACCAACCGCATCGTAAACGAACTTCATTCGTTCCGCTTCCGCCGTCGCCTTACCGATTTCAGCGGCGGTCGCTATCAGCGACGCGCGTTGCGTTGCGTCCAACTCTATATGTTTCGCGGTCGCTTCATTCAACAGCGCCATTTCAGCGCGGTATCTGTAAAGCGCTTCACCGGTCAACCCGATTTCAGCAGTCATGTCGGTTATTGTGGTCAACTGCTTTGCTGCACCCTCGCTGATTTCTTTGAAACCTTCCAAGTTGCGCAGCTTCTCTTGCAAATCCGTCAACGTACCGGCGAGCGCCATCAGTTGCGATGTTTGCACCGGCGTAAGCGTTAGACCTTTGGACGCGGCTTCATTTAGCAACCTTTGCTGATTGGTCAGCAAAGCCGCCGCAGCCGTAGTTTTGTTGATACCGTCGATTTGTGCTTGTACGCTCGCAGCGTCGCGCTTGCTACCATCAACAATGTCTGAAAACTTTTCACCGCTTGTTTTACCGCCGCTAGAACGCGAACGCGTTGCGGCGTTATCCACTCGGTCCTGTGCGGCCATGTTTGCAGCGGCAACACGTGCACGTTCCGCCGCTGCGGCTTCACGTACCGCGCGGGCACTTTGTACGCCCGATGCTCGCGCGCCCGCTTCATTGTACAGGCGCGTTTGTCCCGGCCCGCGCGGGCCGCCCGTGCGCTCTACACTTGACCGAAAGTTAATATCACGTTGCAGCTTCTCGCTTTCGGTCATGTACATAAATTCACCAAGCTTGGTGATTGCATTACTGATTGCGCGACCTACAGCGTCCCATGCGTTCGTGATTTCACCGACCTGTGACGAATGACCCTTGGCCGCAACGGTCAGGGCGTCTAGCAGAATTCGTTGTGCGCCTAGACGGTCACCCGCCTGCATGGCTGATTTGATTTGTTTTATTTGCTCTTGGTTCAACAGACCGAATTGGCGCGTTAGGTCAACCGCCGCCTTTGTCGGGTCAGCGAATGCCGTTGCAAGCTCTTTGGTCGCCGCCGTCATGTCTTTACCGACAAAGGACGCGTAATCCTTACCGATAGCGAGCAGCCCGCTAATTACTTCACCACCAATGCGACCTGTTGCAAGGTAAGCCGTCGCTTGTTCTTGCGCCGCCTTGATGCTGATGTTGCCCTGTTCCGCACCCGCGATTGTCAGTGTGCGCAGTTGTGTGGCGGTAATGCCCGCTGCACGTCCTACACCGCTAACCGCCTTCTCATAACCTAGTGCTGATTTTTCACCCACGGACCACAGCGCAAAACCGGCTGCAACCAACCCTAGTGCTGCAACAAGCAAACCAACCGAAACAATCAAAGGCATGACCGTTGCAAGCAACTGTTTGAATACACCACCAACCGTTGATTGCGTGCGAATGGCTGCAACCTGCAAGGCGTCAAGGATTTGCGGGCCTTGTTGTATGGCAACCATAAAAGGGTTCATGCCCATTGCGAGCGTCACGCCCACATCCGCGCCCTGCCTCCCTAAATTTAGCATGTCGGCGGTCGTCAGCTTGGACGCCTTGCCCGCCGCCTCAATGGCTGAACCTAGGCCGCGCACGCCGCGCTCTGCGGTGCCTCCGCTGCTGATGTTGCCTAGAGCGCCACCAAGCGACCGTGCGCCCGCTGCGGCGCTTCCTAGTTGCCCCGGCATGGCCCCGGCAGTCGCGGCGACCTGATCAAGCTTGGTGTCCGCACTCGCCGCCCCCGCCGCCAACTGCCCTAGGGCGGTTTCCAGCTTATCGACCGCCGCCTCTGCCTGCTTGGCGGGCGGCACCAGCGCACGAATAGCCGCGCCGCCTTCCTTCAATTCGGAACTGTCAAAGCGCGCGCCGATTTCAGCAATATCAGCCATGGTCAGCCGCCCTTTTTCGATGCCCCCGGCGGTGTCGTCGGTGCTGACGAACGCTCACGGAATTCGGTAAGCTCTTGGTTCACGGCGTCGCAATATGCGTCATCCATGGCGCGCAAAATAGCACGTTCCCAAGCGTGCACAATGCGGCGGTTTTCGGCAATCCACGCCATCAATTCGGACGGTGGAACCGGTTCGCATACACCACCACGCACACGCCGCACGCACCGCGACAGACCACCGGGCTTTTCAAAGTACCATTGCCAATATTCTTGCGCAGGCGGTGAAAGCTCTATCGGATCGGGCGACAGGTGTTCCATACCGTGCGCCGCATTGCGCTCGCGCCGTGTGCGTGGCGCTTCACCGTTCAACCCTTCGTCCGGCATTTCATACCGGACATGTACAGCGATTGCGTCGGTTAGCTCCCGCTGGATGCCGTAAAAAAAGCCTTTTCGTCGCTGATTTCTTTGGTCAGTTGCGCTTCGATCCAACCCAACTCAGCAACGACACGCTTAAAATTCGCCTCATTCCAATCGGGTTGTTCACCGTTAAAGGTGGTTTTGTCGCCTGCTGCATCCTTGTGCCATTCCCAACCGGTGCACGCAGAAAACGCAAGCTTGGTGACATTGTTTTCAATGTCTAGCGCGGTCAATTCCTTGCCGCGTGCCTGCTTTTGAATGTTGCGGTCTTGGATACGGCGTCTGATTTCGGACATGCGCGGATCGGTCAGCGACAACAGCGTGAAGCGCAGGCCGATGTTTTCATCAGTGCCGGGGTGCACGATTTCTACAATGCGTTCAACCGGCTTGATTGCGCTAATGTCGGCCATGGGTAGTGTTTCCGTAACATAGAAAAGGGGCGGTCACATTCGACCGCCCCTCTAATTTTGTCAACCCGGCTAAAGCCCGGCGCGGTGCCTATTAGGCGATAACCGCTGACGTTGGCGGCGCGAACCCTTGTGCGACCCCGGCAAGGTTGGTGCAGGTGACGCGTGCGGTGATCACCTTGCCGATATCCGCCGTGACAGGCAGATATGTATTCGCGGTGGCACCGGACTTGGCGACGCCGCCGATGAACCATTGGTAGCTGCGCACAAGCGTTGCGTCGCCGGTAAACGTGCCGTTGCTGACCGTGAGCAGCGAATTGACTTGCGCCGTACCGGTGATTGCAGGGGCGACCGTAAGCAACGGGGCATTGCCCGCCGACGTAGGATCGACGGTGATTTGCTTTTGCTGCAAACCAAGCGTGAACACTTCTAGGTCGAAATCCTCGTTACGACCCTGCGGCACGGTCGGACCCGCCACCAGACCACGGTTGTAACGCACAGTGCCGGTGCCGGTCGGTGTGGTCTTGTCGTTGCGCTCAATCTTGAACGCCCAATTGAAATTACCGTTAGCGGCGGTGCGCATCAGGATTTGCCCCGGATCGGTCGCGTCGCGCGCCAACTCGACAGTTGGCGAACCGGCGTCCGTAAGACCCTTGGCCTTTTGCACGGTGTCATCATCCCACGTATCATACGTGAGCATGTTGGTGCTTGAACCAACCTCGCCGTGCGAGCCAACGCCCTTGACCTGAACCCACGTCAAGCCCTCATACCCGGCTTGATCAAGCGCGGTCGGTTGGGCCGTCGAACTGATGTACAGCTTCGACGCGGCGTTAGTATTGAAATATGCCACGGCTCGCGCCACGACGGTTGAAAGCAACAGACGACGCAGGGTCATGGTTCTAGTTTCCTTGGCGAAAAGCGGTATAGCGCAAGCTGCACGGATACAGCGTTTCGGTTGGCGAGCCAATAGGTGACATGAGCGACGGCGGCTCATAGATTTGCACACCATGCGGACCCGTGCCGAACCTCTGACCCTTGGGAAGCCCCGCCGCGATACCAGCTAGAACCGCGCCGGGCGTGTATGCGCCTGCGTCATCGTTCGGCCAATGCAGTACGATGCGCAACAATCCCATGTGGTTTTGTTCGTTGCCCCAAAACGCCCCGGTCGGGTTGTTAGGTATCCACACAATCTCTACATATCGTTGCCCGTCCAAGGCAACAGGTGTGGACGGGTCGGGTGATGTTTGCGTGCGACCAACTGCCTTGACAGGTAATTCAGGGTCAACCGCTGCAACGGCTGCAATCACCGCACCTTGCAAGATTGCGAGGATATCGAAATCATCCGCGATGGTCATTTGATGCGCTCCCGTGCTTGGTCAACGTGGTACGTCACAATGGTTCCCCAATGCTGCAACGCGCCCTCTAGAAACCCGTCGAATACCTCGCGATACCGTGCGTAATT